ACATAGTATGGCATGTTACTAGGTCTGAAATAACTGTTGTTAGATGCTGTGGAACGGAAGCACCGGACTCCTAAATAGACACGTTGTCATAGACGGCGAGTACTATCAACTAAAGTTATCGCGGGATAGAGAAACGGCATCTCGAGAGTCTCATAAGCTCTAGTTCCTGGTTCGATTCCGGGTCCCGCAACCAGTTTTACTAGTTTATTAAAACTAGTCGTAGTAGAGAAGGAGATGAGGATAGACCAACTATGGCTACATGCCATAGTGTTTGATCTCTTATAAAGATCAAATGAACTTACTCCAGCAAACAGCCTTGAAAACTGTTCGTGCTTGTATGAGCCAGTCTATATTATCTAATCGACTTTGTGATTTGCTAACTGGAAATACACGAGCCCCTGTGCGTTGACCCTTGTGGCTTGTAAGAGAGATGTAATAAAACACTATCTCGTTTGTATATTGTCCAGTCTATTACTTGCCTTTCTCTCTTCGTTTTATTATAAGGACAAAATCGTGGCTAAAATTACCGCACAAAAAGCAGCCGAAGTTGTTGGAAATAGATTTGATTTAGTTTTAGTAGCGTCGCAACGTGCTAGAGAAATTAAAAACGGTAGTGCTCCGTTGATCGATAAAAGCGACAATACCCCCACTGTTCTAGCACTAAGGGAAATTGAAGAAAACAAAATAGATAAGTCTGAATATCTTAAAAAGTATATCCGTAAAAATCATTAATTTTTGGCATTGGTAAGGGGTCACATGATCTAATGATTGTAATCTAACAAGAGGCTATTTCAATTCGGAAAATTGAAATAATCGGAATTATAAATTCCTTACAAAAATACAAAATGACCTTGCTCATTACAGGAGAAGTAGGTTGAGTGTTGTTGGATCCCATGTTAGGCTGTACTATGAAAGGGAGGACTGTAAAACTTCCGGTGGCCCGTCGAGCTAGACAAACCAAATCTTTCTAGACCCCTTACTAATGTTAAACATAGAAATATACGCAGTAAATGATAAATAATAATATGCTAAGATTAATCCAAGACCTCACTGACCCACTACTTGAGCTAATCAAGGATGATCCAGTACGTCCTGAGATTCCCAAAGAACAAAGAGTTGGAGCATATAAATTTGTAGCATCTACAGTAGAAGAAAATAAAGTTAAAGCCATGGTTTGTGTAAGTTTACACGACTTTGTTCCAACTTCTGTAGAAGATTTATCAAAATCACCACAACAACCAACAACTGCTATTTTCTATACTATTTGGAGTTATGCGCCAGGAGCAGCCGCAGAACTACTTTTCAGCGTAGTTGAAGCAATCAAAAACGAGTTTCCAACTATAACTCGATTTGTTACCCTTAGTCCAAAAACCGAAATGGCTAAAAAATTCCATTTAAAAAACGGTGCGTTTGAACTACAGGAAAATGAAACAACTGTAAACTACGAATATCTAATAGTCACTTGACAACAATTTGAAAAGGTCATATAATTATACTGTGACCGTGAGCAAATTGGCAAAGCTCTACTCCGCTGGGAAGCGTTGGTAGGTCGGGACTAGGCGATATGCCGTCTTTGGAGGTTCAAATCCTCCCGGTCACACCAATTTTTTCTCACCGTAGTTCAATGAATAGAACAAGACACTCCTAAGGTTTAGATCTCAGTTTGATTCTGGGCGGTGGGACCAACTAAGGAAATAATTATGAATCCGTGGATACAAAATGTATCACTAGCAGACATTCCAAAAGGACATCACGTTGCTGTGAAAGAAAATTCTATGTTGATCCAAATTGTAGATCCTGCTATGGAATTTCCTATACCAAAACAACAATTCAAAGAAGTTCACCAATTTGAATTTCTAGATCTAGAAAAAGATGATCCTTGGGGTGAAGAATTTAAAATTACAGACCAACAAGCAGAAAAACTTGTGGCTCTTTTACAACATGCCCTTGACAAAAGGATGGATGTTGTTGTACACTGTGTAGCAGGAGTATGCCGCAGTGGTGCTGTTTGTGAAGTTGGTGTGATGATGGGCTTCCGTGATACTGAAGCATATCGCTCTCCTAACTTAATGGTCAAACACAAGATGATGAAAGTCTTAGGTTGGACCTACGATGAAAACGAGCCTCACACTATCAATGGTGTAACGCTACCGTCAGGAATCGTAGTTCCGCCTAAGGCAGTAGATTGGACTAACAATAAAGAAAAAGTTTTTACACTTGCGGCAGAACGTCGCAACCGCAAAAAACAGGAAAGGGATATTTAATGTATTTGAATAGAAAAGACCTTGAAAAAATTCAGGATGTTCTAGCAAAGTTTCCCGAAGTAGCAAATTTTGAATTACTTCAAGAAAATTCTAGTGGTATTGGTTCAATCACTACAATTAGATTTATGAAAGAAGTAAATGGATATTGCGGAACTTTTGATATTGAAATCTCTGGTGTGGAGGAGTGGTAATGGAAAAAGTCATTCGTGATGGTAAAGTTGCTATATTGTTTTCTCCAGGTTTTGGAGCAGGTTGGTACAGTTGGAATCAAGAACATCCAGAAATTGTTTTTGATCCTATGATTGTAGATTGTGTTGAAAAAAAGGATATGGCTAAATTGGAAACTTACATAGCCATGAAATATCCTGAAATCTACACAGGGGGTTTAGATGACCTAACTGTTAAATGGATTTCTGAAGGTACACTATTTCGTATTCACGAATACGATGGTAGCGAAAGTATTGAAGTTAAAGAAGATTTAGATTGGTTAATTGCTTAAAGAAAGGAGGGCACTATGCCTAGCGTATTTTTAGTGAGTGATACGCACTTCGGCCACGCAGGCGTGTGCCGTTTCACTCGAGATGATGGTGTAACAAAGTTACGTCCTTGGGATGATCCTGCGGAAATGGACGAAGCAATGATCAAGGCTTGGAACGAAAGAGTCAAGCCCACAGACAAAGTTTACCATTTAGGTGATGTAGTTATTAACCGCAAGGCTATGTCTACATTAGCTCGCTTAAACGGTGACAAGGTCTTAATCCGTGGTAACCACGACATCTTCCGCGATGACGAGTACAGGATGTACTTTAGAGAATTACGTGCCTACCACGTGATGAATGGACTTATTTTAAGTCATATTCCTGTCCACGAAGCAAGTCTTGGTAGGTTTGGTTGTAATATACACGGTCACTTACACTCTAACAGAGTTAAGAAGGCTCGAGGTGTTGATGCTAGGACAGGCGCTATATTATACAGCGATGAGATCGATCCTAGATATCATTGCGTATGCGTAGAGCAAACACCTGACTTTGCTCCTATCTTGTTCGAAGACGTTATCAAGCGTATCGAAGCCGAAGGCGGTGAAGTGGGTTTTCGCAACGGAAATGGACCGGTGATGTGATATGCCAAGGTGTTATCAATTAGTAGGAGTCCCAGGTAGTGGAAAATCTACCTGGGTCGCTAACCAATTATGGACTAATGATTGTGCTTACATTAGCACCGATGCTTGGGTTGACCTTGAAGCAAAACGCCAAGGAAAAACATATTCTGAAATATTTGAAGAATACATGCCCAAAGCAGTCAACATTATGGCCGAACATGTTAAACTAGCAAGAGATTCTAAACAAGATATTATTTGGGATCAAACTAGCACTACTGTTAAAAGTCGTGCTCGTAAATTTAATATGTTACCGGACTATGAACATATTGCTATAGTATTTGGTACTCCAGATCATGGAGAACTAACAAGAAGATTAGCCAATCGACCAGGTAAAGAAATACCACCAAATGTAATTTTAGATATGATTGAAAATTTTCAAATGCCCACTGAAGAAGAAGGTTTTAAAGAAATTTGGCATGCTATCTGAAATTATTCTGTAAAATTTCATTGACATAACAGTTGTTTGACTGTAAAATATATTACTACCAAATAAAAATCAAATATGGAATACTTCATTAAAGCTCGCAGTAAAAGGACTGAACAATTCATAGAAGGAATTTTGCCTTCTATGATTTCACAATTAGGTCTCAACAACAGTCGTAAAACATTGTTTATTAAAGTAAGCAAGTCTGATATTGAAGGTGGCAATGACGGCCAAACTGCTTATATTAAACCCATTGGTGGTTTAGTTGTTATAATTAAACCTCAACCATTTGAAAGAATGGGAGTAACTTTAGCACATGAAATGGTTCATGTCAAACAACTGGCCAAAGGGATTCTTAAAACAGTTAAAGGTGTAAACTATTGGCAAGGCCAGCGTTACACCCGTAAAACAAAATATCTCAATCAACCTTGGGAAATTGAAGCATTCAGTAAACAAGAATTAATTTTTAGAAGAGCATTAGAAGTTTAATCGTAAATAATCATTTAGGAGATAATATATGGCAAAGGGCGCAGTACTTTCAAGTCACACATCAGTACACAAAAGAACCAGCATAGGACATGGTAAACTAAAAACCTCTACTATGAACAAGGTAAAAAGACGTGGATATAAAAAATATAGAGGTCAAGGCAAGTAAATGAATATTGTAGCAATTAGCGGAGGAATTAATTGCTGGGATTAACATGGAATTAATAATTTTATCTCTATTGCTGATTAAACATTTTTATGTAGACTTTGTACATCAAACTATTGAGCACGTACAAAATAAAGGAACATACGGACATTTAAAAGGTTTAGAACACAGCGCCTGGCATGGCGCCTTAACTGCTTTGATATTTTGGATTTGGTTAGAACCAAATCAAGCATTATTTTTAGGTTTGGTAGATTTTTTCTTGCATTATCATATCGATTATGTTAAAATGCGTTATGGTGAGAAAGACTCAACTGATAAAAAATATTGGAAACACTTTGGCTTAGATCAACTGGCACATAACCTTACATACATTTTATTGATTTTAATTATGATTGGATTATAATGGCGCAACACTTAATGGTAGACTTAGAAACATTAGATACAAAAACTTCAGCAACTATTCTTACGTTGGGCGCAGTAAGGTTTGATCCCTTTACCAACGCACCTATGAAAGAATTGTATTTGCGTGTAGAGATTGACAGTCAAGATGCTCTAGGTTGTACTGTTAGTGATGACACCCTTAAATGGTGGAATCAGCAAGATACCAACATAATGGAAGAAGCGTTTGATCCTAGAGACCGTGTTCCGATTCACGAAGTTATTAATCAATTTCACGCACTGGCATGGGGTTGTAGTCATTTTTGGAGTCACGGTGCTACATTTGACTTAATGATTCTACAAAACATCTACGATAAATTAGGTCGTGCGTATCCTTGGAACTTCTGGGAAATGCGTGATACACGTACATTGTTTGAATTGGCTGACCCCGATATGCCTCAGGATTCTAAACACAATGCGTTAGAAGATGCCAAACGTCAAGCAATTGGTGTACGCAACTGCTTCCGTAAAATAGGATTTACTGGAAGAAGATAATGGAAGATCTATACGAAAAATATGTTTTGTTTAATAATGAAATGTTAGAATCACATCGGCCATTAGAAATTGCCGCTATCATGATAGCACAGGGACTAAGCATTTATAAAACTATGTTATCAGAAGAAGAATATCAAAAAATGGTAGATAGCATCAGTGACGCAAGAGAACAGGTAAAAATTATTCAAGGACCCGTTATACAATGAAAGCAGAAACCCCAGCAGAAGGAATTATGAAGACCAGCGACTTTGGTGATTCAAAGTTTTATAAGGTTGTCTGTGGTTGCGGACAAGATGACCACAGCATTGACTTTGAAGTTGAAGCGGCTGAAACCGGTGTAAATGTAAACACTTTTGTCACTGTTAAAACTGACTATTGGTCAGAATCTATCAAGAAGCGTTATGATATTGATAATCCCTATCTACAAGAACTAGACTGGGCCTTAAAAGATATTTGGAATGGTTTAATTACAAGATTAAAACTTACTTGGACTGTATGGACTAAAGGTTATGTCAAAACAGAATCCATTATATCTATGACTGAACAACAGGCTCTTAACTACGCAGAAACTCTTAAATCTGCTGTTAAAGATGTAAAAGATTTTAGAAAGATACAAAAACATGAGCAACAACCAATCTACAAAGACGGAGACTGTGTCTAAAAGTTCAGAACGGCATACCTTCCAAGCAGAGGCGTATGTTGAACGATGTAAGGAAAAGGGCGAAGAACCTAGAGAAGATTATCTAAATCTTTACAAATCAGCCCAACAACAAGATGAAGAAAATATAGTTGATCCAGAATGGCAAAAGAATAATCTAGAGTACGATTTACGCTCAACTGATTGGATCCTAGCAAAAGCTCGGGCCAGCGAATCCTATGCACAAAACTTGTATGCAGCCATGTGTAATATGCGATTTGTACGTAAAGAAACATTTCCTTACCTGCGCCAAGATCCAAACAAAGATTTATGGAGTGCTAGTTGGCGTCATGCTGGAGGTATTATCGCAGATATGCGCCGTGAAGGTGACTACATCGATTGGTACTGTTCTGGCATGGGCGGGCTTAATCAGGAGTTTGATGCTAAAGAAACCAACGAAGAATGGTCTAAGCGTACAGGTTATGTTCCTGAAGGTGTTATCACTGAAGAAATAGAGCAAGATCTATTCAATTTGGGGTGGATTCCTGTGCCATGGGATAACGAATAAACTACAGACTTTATAGCACCCTCTGGGTGCTATTTTTTTGACTATAGCATCTGTATGAAAAACTCGCTAAATATGTGATAAGCGAGGAATTTCCATGGCATACGATCCGTTAAAATTAGGCAACGAGGTCCTAAGTAAAGAAGCACTTTCTGCTTCTTTAAAGAAAATAGATACAATGTTAGGCGAGCTCTATATTAGTGTAGAGAACGTTGATCTATCATCAGTAAATCAAAATATTTTACCCGATACAAATAACACTTACAATTTAGGTAGCGCAACCAAACGCTGGCATACACTGTTTGTAGGGCCCGGAACTATTGATATTGACGGTGTTGAAATCAAAGCCAACGAGGACGGAGAAATAATCTTCGGCGGTCCTTTAAAAATAGCAGGTGCTCGATATAATGTTGTAGGAGGACTACAAAGATCTATATGGTTTAGCAACTGGGGGACAGATCTTCCAGTTTCTGTTGAATTATATGACAGTCCGGATGCTGGCAGTCAATTAGTTATTACTGTTGTTATTAACGGTCAAGTAACTCCAGAAACTTATACTATCAGTGTAGCAGATGCCAACATCAGCGGTACTACATTTACGCTACCAATATTTTATACTCCAGGCGATGGCGAATCTGGAACTCTTAATGTAGATGAAATAAATCCTACCTCAATTGAAATTGATCCACCATCTGGTCCATTTACACAAGGGGTAACCATTGGCGAGACTGCTCCTACAGGAACATTGCCCGCTACTTATACTCCTATATTCAATGGCGTTGATGAACTAATTGGAATATCTATTAATACTCCCGGAAGCGGTTACACTACTGCTGATAATCTATTTGTTGAAAGCGCAGATCCATCTTTAGAGCCTGTGGTAATTAACGACATATTCACTGTTTCAGGTAGCGTCACTTCTATTGCTACAGGTAATTACACAGCAACATATACACACCCAGATGACAATAACACTGTGTCGGTGACCTATAATGTTGTTGAACTACAGGGAATAAAACAAGTAACTGTTACGACATTCCTTCAACCAGATGCTTTTGCAGCAGGTACATTCTCTGCTGATGATAACTTATTTTATATTGTTCCTGGGGCCGAAACTGATTTAATTCTATCATCAGTTGATCCCAATAATCCTGCTTACATAGTGTTTGGAATTAAACTTAACATTGAACTTGGGCAGGTAATCAATGTAATTCCTGTTCTGGAAGAACAAACAGATCCAGATACAGATGTAGGTCAAGGCCCTCCGGGACCACAAGGACCAATTGGTGCTACAGGACCAGCAGGTAATTCTGGACCAAGGGGGGATATTGGCCCAACAGGCGCACAGGGACCAACTGGACCAACTGGACCAGAAGGACCACAGGGACCTACAGGACCAACTGGACCTACGGGACCTACAGGACCAAAAGGTGATCAAGGCGATCAGGGACCAGAGGGGCCTACAGGACCACAGGGAATTCAAGGTGTTGCCGGACCAACTGGACCACAGGGAATTCAAGGTGAAATTGGACCACAAGGACCACAGGGAACAAGTATACAGTTACAAGGTGGCGTAACCAATGTAGTTGACCTACCTAGTACAGGAAATACTCCTGGTGACATGTATCTAGTAACTAGCACAGGAGACGGATACGTTTGGGACGGAGACAGTTGGAATAATGCTGGACCAATTAGAGGACCAATTGGGCCTACAGGACCAACTGGACCACAAGGACCACAAGGATCACAAGGACCGGCGGGTTCAAACGGTTCAACTGGACCAGCAGGACCTACAGGACCACAGGGAACTCAAGGTGTTCAGGGAGAACCCGGACCGACTGGGCCAGCGGGACCTACAGGGCCAGCGGGACCTACAGGGCCAACCGGGCCAACCGGACCTACAGGACCAACTGGCCCTGCGGGTGTTGATGGGAAAACCGTAAGATATGGTTCAACTAATCCTTCTTCGTTGATAGGTGTTGACGGTGACTTTTATATTAATACTGCTACTAATTTTATATTTGGTCCTAAATCTGGTGGTAGTTGGCCAACTGGAACTACTCTTGTTGGTCCACAAGGTCCCACAGGTGCTACTGGTGCTACAGGCGCTACTGGACCACAGGGACCTATAGGTAACAGTAATTCATTTAGTACCATAGCAGTATCAGGTCAAAGTAGTCTAGTTGCCGATTCTTCTACAAATACATTAACTGTAGTAGCAGGAAATAATATTACCTTAACTACTAACGCTGGTTCAGATACACTAACTATTGCCGGAGCCGACGTTGGTGACACATTACCAAGTCAGACAGGCAACAGTGGAAAATTTTTAACCACAGATGGTGCTGGTAATCTAAGTTGGGCAACAGTATTAGGAGGAGGTGGCTCTTATGATCAAAGTTTAAATACCACTGACAGTGTTACCTTTGCCAGTGTTACTTCAGCATCCTTTACATCAACTGCGGCTGGTTCACCTACACTAACCAGTTCAACAAATATCACATTAGATGCTGCCAACGCTGTTATTATTGCTGATACGCCTTTGCGTCTAGCATCAATGTCCTCAGCAACTAGAGATACGCTAACTGCTGTTAATGGTGATTTAATATATAATACTACAACAAACAAATTCCAAGGTTGTGCCAATGGGGTTTGGGTAGATTTACACTAAGGTTTATTAATGGAAACTAAAGAATATATTGTTTGTCTTAACAGAAATGTAGACTACGATCAATTTTGGAATGAAATGGAAAATCCAACAAATGGTTTAACATTTGTACCGGATAGAAGAATTGATATAATCAACGAACGTGTAGTCAGTCTTAGACAATGTCATTATGCTCTCACAGATGTTGAAGCAGACATTCTTAGAAAAGATCCAAGAATTTATAGTGTCGAGTTGCCTAATCCATTTAAACCATTTAAGCATGGTCGGTTGGTTGGTGACTTTACAAAAACTACATCCGATAGTGGATCATTTATTAACTGGGGCCTGAGGCGATGTATAGATCCAAACAATGTATATGGAACTAGTTCAGCCGTAGTTGGAGACTACACATACAGCCTTGATGGCACTGGAGTAGATGTTGTAATACAAGACAGTGGACTACAAATTGATCATCCAGAATTTCAAGATGCCAACGGCAACAGTAGAGTAATAGCACACGATTGGTACGCAGTTAGTGGGGTACCAGGAACATTTAATTCAGCAACACACTATCGAGACACGGACGGTCACGGAACACACGTTGCTGGCATTGCTGCCGGCAAGACCTACGGCTGGGCCAAAAATTCTAGAATTTTTTCTGTTAAGGTTGCAGGACTCGACGGTGGCGAAGGTGGTGGACTTAACAGCCCAGATTGCTTTGATGTTATCATAGGCTGGCACAATAATAAACCTATAGATCCCAATACTGGTGTTAAGCGTCCGACTATTGTTAATATGAGTTGGGGATATGGAGATATCTTTGAAAATATTAACGGTGGCAACTATCGTGGAACACCTTGGACTGGAACAACTAAACAAACTGCCTATGGAATGATAGGTAACAGTTTTAATCGTCACGGGGCTAGATATTCGTCAATTGATGTCAGCATTCAAGAAATGATTGATGCTGGTATACATGTCTGTATTGCCGCTGGAAACTATTCTTGTAAGATTGATGTAGTAGGTGGTGTTGATTACAATAATTACTATATTGGCGGAAGATTCAACGGACAAAATCCTAACTACTATCACCGAGGCAGTAGTCCACACGACGACGAAGCATTTATTGTTGGCAGCATCGATTCAACTGTTTTTAATTCAGCGTTAGATCAAAAATCTACATTTAGCGAGTGCGGCCCAGGTGTTAATATTTGGGCGCCAGGATCTAATGTTATGAGTGCCTGTAGTAATACCAACGCCTACGGTGGTCCGTCATACGCATTTTATACTCCACCCGAGACTGGAGGAAGAAATAACTTAGGTGATGGTACGTCATCTCGAGTTGTTGGTTCAAACAGTTACATAACGTTTAATTCATTAACAAACATTCTATCGGGCTTTAGTGGCCTAGGAGCCAGTCTTACTATTGGCGCTAGAGACTCTAGAGTTATTGGTCTTTATGGTGCCACTGAAAACAGTGGTAAGTCATATCGTATTAGATTTGACGGTTGGAGTAACTATTCTCTTAATACCACTGTACTACGTTGGGAAGTTACATTTTATGACAACAACTGGATTGAATTAGTTGTTGAAAGACACGACAATAACACTGTAGGTTCTGATTGGGCATTAAGAAATGAATCAGGATCTGACGTTACTGGTGGAGCATTTTCTACAGCATTTGGAACCCCAACTTCTTTACAAGGAGCAGGAGCAACTCCAAGAAGTTGTGTGTTTACTTCTACAGATGGATTAACTTGGACATTTAACGATAATTCCAGTGTAAGTCTAGTAGGAGGTGTATACACATTAGTAAACGGGGTTACTACCACAGTCAAGGGCGCAACAGGAATGACTACTATCTTTTCTGGATCAGCCGATGATACAGTTTATAATTATGGCGTCCCTTTTACTTTCTACGCCTTTGCCGCTGTGGCCAGCAATCCTTTTAAACAGGTAAACATCAGCGGTACTAGCATGGCCAGCCCGCAGGTATGCGGAGTTGGAGCATTGTTTTTACAATTAGAACCAAAATTAACTCCAGCACAACTTAGAGAAAAGATGTTCAAAGCCAGCAAGGCGGCAATATACGACACTACTCTAACTAATGATTATACTAACAGTAGATCAATTCAAGGCAGTAACAATAGAATGTTATACAATCCATTTTATCAAGACGAAACAGGTCGTGTAGTTGGACCTTTAACTTTCCAAAATATTGGCTTTCAATATCGTTGACAATAAAATTAGTTTCTAATATAATATTCATATGACCGAACCAAAAACTTATAAAGTAAACGAAATCTTCAAACCAATTCCAGACGATCCAGAAAATGTTATAATGCAGATTCCACCAGATATCTGCGAACAAATGGGTTGGAAAGAAGGCGATAAAATACACGTTACAGCCGAGGACGGTGTCATTACCTTAACTAAAGTATGAGCAAAGACGGTTTACTAGAATTAGAGGGTACCGTTTCTGAAGTTTTACCAAATAGCATGTTTCGTGTTAAATTGGAAACCGGATCAGAAATTATCTGTTATACCAACGGCCGATTGCGCCAAAATAAAATCAAAATCATTCTCGGGGATCGAGTCAAAACGGAAATATCCGTCTACGATCTATCCAAAGGCAGAATAACCTATCGACTGTAGGTTGACAAAATTACCTAATGAAACTATAATTGTTTTATGAGTTTTTAATCGAAGGATTGAAATGCAGGTAATTAATATCAATGAGCGTAGTACTAAAAAAAGAAAAGAGGATCTTTTAGAAGTCCTTGATAATCTTCGTTCCCAAATTGAAGAAGGTCAAGTTGACGAATTCGTTATATCTAGCATAGGCATAGATGGCGAAGTACAGATACACGTCTGCGTAAAAGATTCACTCGGAGGCGTTGGTCTGTTTGAAATTGGTAAAAATATTCTTTTTCAACATCAACAAATCTCCGGCTATGAGTAATCAAACTAAAATATCTGATCAAAAATTTCCTACAAAATCAGTGCTAGCCATAGCCTGTTGCGTATATCGACAAAAAGGATATACCAGTACCAGCACGTATCTTTCTGAAGATCCCAATGGCAGTCAAAGATGGACCAATAAAGACATGGTCACATATCAGTTGTTTCCAACATTGGCTAATAGTGGATATCTTTTACACTTCAATCCAACCACCGAAGACCAAGAACAGGCCGACGCTATAATTAAACATTTTCGAAGACTTACATTTGGAGTAATCGGTGATAATCTCAACGATTATATGAGTAGGGTATTTCAAGTCACACAAATAGAAAATGTAGGTCTATCAGATATTGGAGTATTAGCCAGTGTTCCACAGGTCTACGATAAAGAAATAACTGCCAAAGAAATCAAAGAACAAATTAAAGATACTGTTAAAGAATATTTAGGTAAAGAAGGTGAAACTATTACTCTAAGTATTCGTTATATTAAAACTAAATTTATTCCTCAATTGAACTGTTATAGTCACGAAGCCATTACAGATACCAATCATTTAATTAGTTTTTTAAACAAAATTGAATTAGGTAAGGCAGGAACTCAACAAAAGATTCGAGCCCGTATAAAAAAGCACACCGTTAACTATCTATCCAAAACACCAGAGACTCAACTAAATTATGTAAAAGTAGTTGACAATGTTTTGGTTTGGCAGTAAAATAACAGTATTGTAAATCAGGAGTATATATGCGCAGACCTTGGGAAATTATTACTGAATTAGAATCGGACAATAGTCGCTTGGCTAAAGAATCTATTCTTAGTAGAGAAGCTCAAAATTCTAATTCTGAATTGTTTACTGGTCTTAGACTAGCATTAGATTCGATGATTACATTTGGTGTTAAGAAAGTTCCTAGTCACGGTGGACCTGACGGTCAAGGTCTTCCCTGGGAAGCGTTTGCTAAATTAGCGGATCAATTATCTAAACGTGAACTCACTGGTAATGATGCTAAGAAAGCAGTTGAATTATGTCTCAGTGCTTCGACTCAAGTACAGTGGAACGATTGGTATCGCCGAATTCTTATCAAAGACATGCGGGCAGGTTTTGATGTAAAAACTGTTAATAAAGTTGTAGAAAAGAAATGGCCTGAATACTCAGTGCCTATTTTCAGTTGTCAACTGGCACACGACAGTGCCAATCATGAATCTAAAGTTGGGGGTCGCAAACTTATCGAAGTTAAACTAGACGGTGTTCGTGTTATCACTATTGTTCGCACCGATGGGCGTGTGGATCAGTTCAGTCGTAACGGTAAAGAACTAGTAAACTTTGAACATATTACTAAACAGATTAGTGCTGTGGTTAAGAAGGATCCGCCCAAGTATGATCTTGTTCTTGACGGTGAAATTATGTCATCTAGTTTTCAAGATCTAATGAAACAGGTACATCGCAAAAGTGATGTGGCCGCCAATGACGCTGTTCTTCATTTATTTGACTTGTGTCCATTAGATAAGTTCCAAGAAGGATACTGGGACAAGGATCAAGATACTCGCAGTAAATTTGTTCGAGCATGGGTAGAGAAACATCAGGAAGATTTGCCTAATGTTACATACTTACAAAACGAAGAAGTAGAATTAGACACAGAAGAAGGTCAGCGTCGTTTTAAAGAAATTAATGCTAAAGCAATCGCTGGCGGTTACGAAGGTATTATGATAAAGGATCCAAATGCGCCTTATGAATGTAAAAGAAGTGTTGCGTGGCTTAAACTTAAACCGTTTATTGAAGTTTCCCTTAGTGTATTGGATGTCGAGGAAGGCACCGGACGCAATCAAGGCCGTCTCGGCGCCTTTGTCTGCGGCGGCACAGACGATGGAAAAGATATTGTCGTTAATGTCGGTTCCGGTTTTACTGACAGTGACCGTGATATATTTTGGAATTCACGTTCTGAATTATTGGAGCAAATAGTGGAAGTACGTGCCGATGCTATTACACAAAACCAAGACGGTTCTTACAGTCTGCGCTTTCCAAGGTTTAAAGGATTCCGCGGTTTTGTACCAGGAGAAAAAATATGAGAGAAGAACTAGATAAATTGTTGTGTGAGAAGTATCCAAAGATGCTGATTAATCGTAACAAGCCCATGACCGAAACAGCCATGTGTTGGGGGTTTGAATGTGGAGATGGTTGGTTCAACATTTTGAATCAACTTATGAACAATATCCAACATCATATTGACTGGAAAGAAAAACAAGGAAAACCAGTGCCACAGGTGACACTGGATCAAGTTAAAGAAAAGTTTGGTACACTACGTTTCTACTACACAGGCGGTGATGAATATATCAGTGGACTAGTTAGTATGGCCGAAGCAATGAGCGGAGTTACTTGCGAGGAATGTGGAAACCCTGGTGAACGCCACGGTGGAGGTTGGGTTCGTACGTTGTGCGATGTACACGAAGAATCTTATCAAGAACGTATTCGTGCTAGAGAAATGAAAAATTCAGGATTTGAAGAATGAAACCTAAATTATTGTATTATTTGAATGGTGGTAAAAAATTTCCTAGCGGCAAGCGTTTTGGAATGTATAAATTTACTGCCACTGACTGGCGAATATTATACGATTACGGAGATGAGTAATGAGTCAAGTATATGTAATTAAACCGTTGCATAAGAAAAGCATTGTCTATCATGTAGAGATGTTTCGAGAAAATGCCGATGGTAGTATTAGTTGGTTTAACATTGACGAAACTTATCGCTGGGGTCAAGGATTTGTTGAAGGTGATCTAGATTGTAATCTTCCCTGGGAGGGCGACGATGTTGCCTATGCTCGAGCAGATTGTGGGTGGGGTTGTGAGTTTGATGACAGCATCAACATTGAAATTGAATTCAGTGACGATATTACCGAAGCAGAACAAGAAGAAATTCGGCAAGCCTATTACGAAGGCAATGCTGGTTGGCTGTTTGACGGTGATCACGATTGGCAAGAAGAAGACACTGCGGTACACATTATTGCGCCATATCAAGTAGACCTGTGTGATGAAGATGGTACTGTTATTGAAGAAAACGTTAAACTAAAACCAAGACCAGATCCTAGAACCAGTTGGCCTTGGAGTATCGATAACCCGAAACCAGACGATGTCTAAGAGTTTTTTTGAAGATTTCTCTGGAGACATGCCAACACAGGATTATCAAACTAAACCCAGCGGAACATATAAACATCAATATCAAGTTTTTGGCGACAAGGTCTTTGAAATAAAAAACGTCATCGTACATCGATTTAACATGGGCGATGTAGAAGATCCTGACTTGTATGCCGCGGAGCCCTTGTTAAAGTGGCAAAACAGTGAAATGGGCAAGTGGGTCATGAGTCATGCTGTGGAAACTCCAATGTGGCATAGACAACAAATACCAATGAACTATCATTATACCTATGCTGTTACTGCCAAACTAACAGCCAAAGATTATACCTACTGGACTTTAAAGTGGGGCGATGACGTTGACAAACCTATACGATGACTGTAAAATACATACATGAAAATCAAACTTGTATCAGATCTCCATTTAGAATTCTCAGACATCAATATCAAAAACGATGAAGGCTGTGAGGTTCTAATTCTAGGCGGCGACATTATGGTTGCTGAAGATCTACACGACCACCCTGAGCCAAATAACACAGCGGAGCAAATGGCCATTGCCAATGGTACCGGCCTAGGTCGTAGACAAATGGCCGCCCAGAGATTTCGCGACTTTTTAAAGCGTTGCTCATTTCAATTTCCGCATGTAATTTATATCGCTGGCAATCATGAATTTTATCATGGTAAATGGGTTAAGGGAATTCAGTACCTTAGAGACGAGTGTGCCAAGTTTCCCAATGTACATTTTCTTGAAAGAGATTGTTTTGATTTAGAGGATGTGACTTTTGTAGGTGGAACACTTTGGACTGACATGAACAAAGGAGACCCTTTGACACTTCATGCCGTTCGTGATATGATGAACGATTTCCGTATCATTAAAAATGATGAAAAAGGCTATACTAACCTTAAGCCCATAGACACTGCCATACGTCATAGAGAAACACTACAGTATATCAAACACGCGATCACAGAGCGTCCTGATAGGAAGTTTGTTGTAGTTGGACATCACAGTCCAAGTCATCAAAGTGTTCATCCTCAGTACGCTCATGAAAGTATAATGAATGGTGCTTATCACAGTGACCTAAGTGAGTTCATTTTGGATCACCCACAGATTAAACTGTGGACACATGGTCACACACATCATCCATTTGATTATGTGATTGGCGAGGCTAGAATTGTCTGTAACCCACGTGGTTACGAAAACGATGGTTACAGCGAGGACACTGGCTGGAACCCTAACATAGTATTGGAAGTATAATGAAAATTGGACTTAGTTATAGTCGATGTGTTCGTGACATAGTCGATGGTGTAGTAGACATCAACGATGTTTTAGTTATTATTGCTCGTACAAACTTCGATCCCCGCGATGACGAACAATGGCAAGGCATTTGGCAAGGATATGCTGGCGGCAGTGATGCCAGCATGATGCGAGGATTCTTTGGCGGTAGCAATCCAGAATGGTACGGCTATAAGGACGAAGACGAGGATCGCTTCCGTAGCGTAAGTATTGAACTTTGGGAGTCAGGCAAGTTTCATCAGCCTCGACAGTTTGGCGCACATCCTAGTCGGCGTCCAGAGATTTGGCTGGAAACAGTTCTGCCTAGTTCAGAATTAGAAAAGAACCCATCGGCCAAAGCCGCTTGGGATAAGTTTCAAATGGTCGCAGGACTGACTAATGTAGATTTAGACAAGGAGTACAAATGATTAAAGGTATTAACAGTTCGGGAAGATATATCACTGTTAGTGGAGGGGCCGCCAGTGATCCGTATATAAGTCCAGGAGCGGCAGGTGCTGGCATGGTTCGTTGGAATCCGAATATGAACTGTATGGAAGTCAATGACGGCATGAGTTGGAAAAGTTTTAGTACAAGTTATGCCACTGTTGAACTTACACCTGAAGCAGAAAGTCTGTTTGAATGGGCTCGTAAAGAACGCAGTAAACAACAGGCTAGAGAACAGGCCGTGGCAAATAATCCTGCGCTGAAGAAAGCCTATGAAGCAATCAAACGAGCAGAAGAAAACTTTGATTTACTAGAATCGATTGCCAAAGAGCACAATGACAGTGCTGGCGAAATGATGGAGGTACAAGCAAGTCCATGAGTAATGTTAAAGTAAGATACGATTCAACCTGTGAAGTGCGTCAAGAAAGTTCTGGTAGAATTGCTCAAGCAGAGGTTATGGCTTTTAATGAAGGTCGTAACTTAACTGTGGTTATGAATAAGAGTGTTAAACTATTAATGAATTGGAATGGTCGCGTCTACGAAGGTCGCATGGCTGGTATGGATTTTGTTAGCAACGGGCCAAAAGGTCAAAAATATACAGAGGGTAGATAATGAATATTACAGTTACAGAATTTGATAATATTTTTTCCGCCGAGTATAAAGAAAAATCAATCAATTTTAAGGAAGATCCGTTAGTTCTATCTGTAAGTCTAAAAGAATTAATGGAACATAATTTTGGAGCCTTTTACTCTTTAGAGGATGACCGTGTATTAAACAATATCAAAGATGATACTAGAACACTGGCTGAACAGATTAGAAAATATTATGGTAAAAAATATTTTTGGACTAATCTTACTAATACTAGACAAATCAGTGACTTTAGGGGACGAGTTTGCTACCTATTAGAAAATCGTATTCATGTCTGCGAAGGAAAAGACGTAGGTATATATTATAAACTTCCTTACTTTTATGAAGAAGATATGGTATACGACGATTTCAAAAAACAATACAATACCACAGATGTACCACATCTAGTACGCGGTGGGTTTCAAAACAAGCCTGTTAAAAGTCAATTAGTATTGAAATATTTAAAAACTACTTCTAGCAGACAACAGAAACGAAATATTAATCGTTTCTGGTTTACAGACAATCAGTATCTCTATAACATTGAAGTGGCTAACGATAATCCGTTGCTGGAAATGTTCAAACAATTAATTACTGAAGATACAGAAATTACATTCGACACTAACTATAATGTTGACAGAATAGATCAAATGTATTTTTATAAACTTTTCAATTTTACATTAGTTAGGAAATAAAATGAAATTTCGCAAGAAGCCTGTAGTAATTGAGGCAGTCCAATTCTTTTTCAATGATGATTGTATCGCTGAATTAGAATTATTCTGCGGAGAGTCACTGGGCAATATTCGTAAAGAACATAACAGTGACCCGGCTGAAGCAGAAATACGCACATTAGAAGACGGCGTTCACTTAACTGTCAAACATATTGCCACAGAAGGTGATTGGATCATCAAAGGCATCCAGGGAGAGTTTTATGCCTGTAAACCAGATATTTTTGAACAAACATACGAGAGAGTAGAATAATATGCCAAACTTAGTGCCAATGGTTGTAGAATCAACTAACAAAGGTGAACGTGCCTATGACATTTATAGCCGACTGTTAAAGGATCGTGTTGTAATGTTAGACACAGATGTCAACGAACACAGTGCCAGTCTTATTGTAGCACAGATGTTGTTTTTAGAAAGTGAAGATCCAAACAAGGACATTTACTTTTATATTAACAGTCCTGGCGGTGTTATTACTGCTGGTATGGCTATCTATGATACTATGCGATTTATTAAGCCCGATGTCTGTACCATTGTTATGGGTCAAGCCTGTTCAATGGGCAGTTTTCTAGCACAGGCTGGAGCACCTGGTAAACGTTGGATATTGCCCAACGCTCGACATATGATTCACCAACCGTCAGGTGGTGCTAGAGGTATGGCTTCAGATATTGAGATTTCATATAACGAGATTATGTATTGGAAAAAACGCCTCACTGAATTATATGTTAAACATAATACCGCAGGCAAGACCTATGCCGACTTTGAACGTGACATGGACCGTGATACATTTATGAGCGCAGAAGCCGCACTAGCATATGGTCTTTGTGATAAGGTTATCGAAAAACGTGAATAATGTACATAGACCATAAAGGACAATTTGATAGTTTTGATTTTAGTTCTGTGATCACAGATAACGATCAAAAATCTGCGATTAAAGAAATAACTCAAATTATTGATTCTGGACAGTATTTTAAAAACAGTCCTAAATATCAAACTCAAGTAAATCTTTTTGGATTAAAAGATCCGCTATGGATGAAATTTAGAATGAGTTTTATCTTTAGCGTTTTTATGTATCTTGGAAAAGAAGTTAGCATACATAATCTCCAAGCATGGAGTTTTATGACAAATAACGAAATTGATGAAAACAGAGACAACCTCTGGCATACACATCATTACACAGACGGCAAAACTACTATATCCGGTATTTGGTATCTTCATATACCTAGTGATGCTGTTTGGGATCAATCAGGAACAGAGTTTGCTCCAAATGGGGTTGAAAATTCTGACAGACTAATAATGAGTCCTAAAAAAGATAATTGGTTAATCTATCCTGGAAAAATATATCACAGACCAATGCCACCACAAAGCAAAGAATATAGATATGTGTTGGCAGCAGACATGGAGTTTTAAAATGACAGATGTAAATGATTTAGTTGAATTTGATGAAACATGGTACTCTACTGCCGACGATGGAGAACGTGCTACATTTAGATCCTGGTTACTAGGAGTTTTAAAAATGCACAGTACCGTAGAAGTAATGTTTAAAAAAACCGACGGAACCATTAGAGAAATGAAATGTACTCTAAAAGAAGGAATTATTCCGTTGGTAGAAAATCCAAAAACTTCTGATACACTTTGTACGGTTTGGGATTTAGAAGTAAATCAGTGGCGCAGTTTTAAATTTGAAAATATTAAACAGATAAACTTTACTCTTTAATGAAACCGCAGTTTCGAGTAGATCAACGAGACGGATACTGGACTTTAGAAGTATTTTACATTACCCAATCTGGGCAGGGCGACTTATTTTCAGAATGGGACGGGTTTGAGGAACCATTTTCTGAAGAAGATTATCGAAAAATGCAAGATTGGATTTACTCAGTATTAAAGACTTGGTTATGGCCAAAACGGGCTCGACGTATGAGTTTTAATGAATTTTGGTTCAAAAATAAGCGTGATTTGGACTGGTTTGTACTGCATTGGAGCGGGGTTGACATTTCGGCTGAGTGACTATATAATATGTTTATTGAGTTAATTAACAGGAGCATACTAAATGGCTAAAACAGCAACCAAAACTCGTGTAACAAAAAAGCAAGTAATTGCTCATCGTACCAAAGCGGTTAAAGATACTAGTCCAAATTGGGAAGGCTGTGAGAATTGGGGCGCTGATCAGTTTTACAGCCATTTCCGTCGTGCTATGGATTGGTACCGTCTTGAATGCGAACTCAAAACTTATAAACCTGTGGTAATTAAATGGATGGAGAGTGTAGGTTGCGCCAAACAAGACATTCTTGCTGTCAAACGTCTTAAAGATTTCCGTATCAATACTACAATGGGTGCCATTGCCAGTTGTCTGCTTCGTGGAATGACTCCAAAACGCAGTGACTTTAACGGTGGCAAAGACAGCGCCGAATGGTTGCGTAATGCGATTGTTGAGTCCATTGCCGCTGGTAAATTGGACACTGAAGGCGAAGAAAAGGTCGAAGTTAAAAAGGATGTCTATGTTCCCAGCATCCAAGAACGTATGCGTGAAGCCGCAGTTCGTATGACAGAAGAATTGGAAGATGCTATTGAAGGATTCCAAATTGATCCAGAAAACTTTGATCCAAAAGCATTTAAAGTTCTTAACCTGCTCAAAGGCAAAGATGTTAAAGCCGCACACGCAAGATTGATTAAGAGCTTCTACGAACGCGATTTGGCTGAACTAGAAGAATTGGCTAGCGGAAAAGCAGACGAGCAGTTGCGTGAAGGTTACAGTCATCGTAGCAAGAAGCAGATTAAGAACTTGATTGCGTTTTATCAAGAGATTATGAGTGCCTGTGATATGTTGGCACAAGAAGCCAAAGTTAATCGCAAGCCACGTGCTAAGAAGGCTGTGAGTGTAGATAAACTTGTTGCCAAACTCAAGTACAAGAAGAGTGACGAACCTTTGAAACTTGTGTCAATTAATCCTACTGACATTATTGGTAGCAAGGAACTGTGGGTTTATAATACCAAGAGTCGTAAGTTGGGCAAGTATGTGGCCAACGAGTACATGGAATTGGGCATTAAGGGAACTTCAATCACCGGCTTCAACGAAAGTCAGAGCGTTATGAAAACTGTTCGTAAGCCCGAAGACAAACTCAAAGAGTTCAAAGCCGCAGGTAAGGTACAGTTGCGTAAGTTCTTAGATGATATTAATGCCACTGAAGCAAGAATGAACGGACGCATCAACGAAGAAATTATTCTTCTCAAAGCAAGTTCTTAAGTAGCGTTAGCGTTAATTGTTAGAGTACCAGTGGTTGCTAATACAGTACCGCTGGTACTATCTCTTCTAATTTCAACTTGGAATGTTTCAGCGGCTTCTGCTCCGCCTAATGTAGCGGCAGTAACAGTAAATGCGCCCGATGTGCCGTTGCTAACAGTAAACGATCCACTAGAGGCTGTGAAGTCTGCGTTAGTGGTTGTTCCGTTAAGTATAGTCCAGAAATAAGTTCCATTTGGGAATCCAGTAGCACTGGCAGTAATGGTTGTGCTGGCGCCTTCATTAAATGATGTTGGACTGCCGCTGGCTGATACCGTTGTTGAAGTGTCGTTAACTGTTACAGTTGAACTGGTTGCTAATACTGTGCCTGAAACACTACCGCTTCTTACGCTGACTGTAAATGTTTGAGCACCTTCTGTAGCATAATCATTTACAGTAGTTACAGAGAATGATCCAGTGCCGTTGTCCTGTGCGCCACCACCTGAAATAGTAAACGATCCATTTTCAGCAGTGAAGTCTGCGGCTGCTGTTGAGCCGTGATTAATACTCCAGAAGTAAGTGCCGTTTGGTCCAAGATTAACTGCGGTAAACGATAATGAAGCACCTTCGTTCACAGAACCTGCGGCAGGTGTTACTGACGGTGTTAATGATACATCAGTGATTGACACACTGGCGCTTGTTATAATCACTGTTCCTGATGTACTACCACTACGAACTTGTACTTGGAAAGTTTCAGTTCCTTCTGTGCTTAGATCTTTAATTGGTGTTACTGAGAATGTACCTGTACCATTATCAATACCTCCTGTACTTCCACTTACGGTAAATGAACCGCTGGTAGCACTAAAGTCTGCGTTAACTGACGTGCTGTTTAATATAGTCCAGAAGTATGTACCGTTTGGTCCAATATTGGCCACAGTAAATGATCCTGCGCTTCCTTCGCCAATCGATGCTGGTGTTACAGTAAATGCTGGTGTTATCGATACATCAGTTATGTTGATTTCGTCTGTGGCCCCGATAACCTGACCCGAGATTGAGGTTGTTCTTACTGATACATAAAAAGTTTCAGTGCCTTCTGTGAACAGATCTTTGACAATGGTTAAATTAAATGATCCACTGTTACCAGTCATTGTAAAGGTTCCGTTTAACGCTCCCAGAGTAAAATCAGATGCTGCAATTGCTGTTTCTCCAGTGGCCTGTTCTATAGTATAGTAGTAAGTTCCGTTTGGTGTGTTTGTTCCAGCCACAGTAAATGTAACAGTACTGCCTTCGCCCGGAGACAATGTAGAAGGAGTTACGGTAGCAGAAATAGGAGTTACAGTTGGCGGTAATACGTATGGAACTCTAAACGGTGACAGATTACTAAATGTAACTGAACTATTAGTAACCGTAATGTTATTAGCACTAGAATCTCTTGCTAGACTAGAAGCAGTTTCGCAATTTAATAATAGTTGTACATTAGTAGCACCTTGGCTTGTTCGTGTAAAAGGAGTTCTAGATGGTTCAAATGTTGCAGTATAGTAGGCACTTTTTGCTATACGAATATTAGTAATGTTTCCTTGAAATGTATATTGGTTATTAAAAACTAGATTTCCAAATCCTGGCGGGTACGAAGTGTCTGAATAATTTGCTGTGTTCGCTCTAGCGTTATTAGCATACCCATTTAAAAATATTCTCATACTTCCCGATCTTCTAACTAGCGCAACGTGATTCCATGCGTTTAATGTAACAGTATTCTGTGTACCAACAAAGAAATCATTACCTGGAACTTGTAAAAATATTTGATTTGTGGGCCATAAAAATAAAAATAAGTAACGCTGAGTTCTATAATCGCCGCCGCGTTGAACAAATAGTGTAACACCATAGCCAGCAGGACCATTATTTGTTGTGGGATAAATCCACATTTCAATAGTAAAGTCTCCTGTGCCGTATTGAAATGCTGTGCCAGCAGGCACTTGAAGATAATCATTTACAGAATCATAAAACGCACTGCCTGTTATTAGGCCTCGATTACCGTAGGACTGACTTCCTGAATTACCTAATGTACTAATTAATGGCATTGTTATCCCTTAGGCAAATCTAGCCTGGCTGGCTAATATAGTGTATACACTTGCGGCTGTTTTAATAATTGTAAATGAATATGAGTCTATACTAGAAGCGTTGCCACCTGTTGGCGCTGAACCACCTAACCAGTCTACTGTTACACCTACTGCTGTTCCATCAATAGTAAATGCTGTTGGATAAAAGGCTGCGCCGCCTTGCGTGGCTAACAGAACAACTGTTACAGCCTGTCCTGTACTTAAGAAAGTATTCATTGTAGTAGAAGCGTTGCCTCTGAAATTCAGTGTCCAATTTGCGGCAGCATTGGCTGTATAATAATGTATAGCATTAGTTTTTACGTCTAAGGTAACTGCTCCTGTTAAAGCACTACCTACTACATTAACTGCTTCAATTGTACTGGCTCCAAGTGTTGCGGTACTATTGAATATTCCGGCACTTTGTAATATTACAGAGGCTGCTCTGATAGTCATTGTACCGTTGCCAGTAGTTCCATTACCGCCGGTAAACTCTAGACGGGTGTCATAATCTACTGAAGTAGAACCTGTATGAATATCTATAGCGGTAGTTGCGGCCACATTGTCTGCTCTACCAATTTCTAATACTGTTGCTCCGGCTTGATCTTGTACATCGTACATTATCGGATTTCCGGCGATAGTCGAAGATCTCATACCAAACGCACCACGAGTATATAGACTTCCAGTCATAGTGTCACCGGCTCGTAGGACGTTTAAACTTGCCGCGCCGGTCAAACTGGCTGTGATTGTACCGGCACTAAAGTTTCCGCTAGTGTCTCTAAATACAATCGTTTCGCCTGTGTTAACTGATGTGGCATTTGAACTGACTGTAAATGTTCCACCTTCTGTGCTAGAACTACCCGATAGTCCGTTACCACTTACACTGGCTGTAGCAACATAGTTGCCTGTGGTATCTGTGCCCAGTTCAACTTTATCTGCGCCAACTGTTAGTGCTACACTGGTTACGTCTGCTGAACCATCTATACTAAATGATCCTGTTACATCACCTGTGAATGTAACTGTTCGAGCAGTGTGCCATTTACTGGCTGTAGCGGCTTGTAGGTTAGCCACTGCTGTAGTGCTAGCCACTGTGAACGGAGCAGTACCAGTTGCCTGTGTACTTTCAAATGTTGTGGCTTTTACATAACCGCCCACGTTAGCGTTTTCAAAAACTGCTAGACCGCCTGCTGTAATTTTTAAAGCACCAGTTGATGTATTGCTAGAACCAGTAGCATTGCTAATAGTGATAGCATCTGAAGTAGATGCGCCGCGACCTGTTACATCCGATAGTGTTGATGTTATTACTAGATCAATATTATCCGCCAGAGCAGGTGTTCCAGAAATAACGCTAATTGTAGATATACCATTACTGCCAGTTACACTGCCAATACTCAAAACTAAATTATTTGTAGGAGCAGTACCGCTAGGAAAATTTGTACCAAAGAATGTAACAGTTTCGCCTACGTTGTATCCGCTTCCAGGAGTGGTAACTCTAGCATTATATTGATTGTTAATAACCCAAATATCAAAAATTGCTCCTATACCTGACCCAGATGTTTGATCTGGTATTAAACTATTTGGAAACTCTCCGGCATCTTGATAAGTCACTGTAATTTCATCGTGTGTGCCGTTTAGCAATAGGTCGGCGGCAAGATCTTGAATTTGTTCTTGACTAAAAGGAATAGTCGGACTAGTTGAGCCAATCTCAAGAACGTTACTTGAAATTCTATTAATTGTTATAGAGCTTGCTGGATCTGGTATAAATTCTATATCGCTGGTATCCGATCCTAGATCTTTTTCTAATCTAAGTTTAGTTGTTCCTAGGGGAATATATGTTTGATAATCAGGACCATTGATGACCACAGTGTCTATGGTGAAGTCTGAATTACCATCTAGCCCCGACGGATCTATAGTATCTTTTACGCTGAATGTAATATTTTTACCAGCAATAACTGTGGCAGTATCTGTAACTGTATCTGCTTCAATAGTTGTAGCAACGGGTATAGCGTTTAATGTTCCAGTTACGGTTGTTGATAAAACTGTCTGAGTTTGATTTACTTCCCATGTCGAGCCGTTTTCACTGCCCGAAATATGGGCAACTACATAGGTCCCCGGAGAAACACCCGAACCTGTTAATGTCATGCCCACCGAGATTGTACCAGACTGTAACGTACCCACAGTTAAAGTAGTTCCCGAAATACTGCTGTTTAACAGCACAGCAGAAGTAGCAGTGGTTGGAGTTCCTGGTAAAAATCTTATTTTTCTAAAAAAATCGTAGTAGGCTGTCATGTCGTAATCCTGTTATATCAATATTTATTTCCTTTTACTATCTAGGTTTAACTCAAAATTTTTTTATAAATACTACACTATGAGCTCAAACATCGATAAAATCCTTCAAGATCTTGCTGAAGCATTGAAAGCAAACACCAACGGTTCTATAAAAACTGCTGGTATTACTGACAGTGCAACTAGAGAACAATTAATAATCACAGATGCCGGAGTACAAACCGGAATACTATCTGTTGAACGAGTTTCTGGAAATTTAACAGTTTCTGGAGATGTTTTAACAAATAGAGTGGTAGCCAGCGGTAAAAGTGAGTTTAGTAATTTAAAAGTTACTGGTAAATTAGAAGCCGATTCTCTTCAAGTTAAAAAAATCTTAACTGATCAAAGCATAGAAACTTACAGCAAGTCTATTACATTTGCTGCCGATAGTCCAAAAGAACTTGACGGTAAAGGACTATTATGGAATGAAGGCGACCTAACAAGACAGTTTATTTACAGAGCAGAACCTAGAAGATTGTTTTCAACTGAAAGCATCGATCTAATGAGTTCTTCTTCTTACTACATTAATGGTGTTAGCGTGGTAGAAGAAACAAGATTAGGTAATTCTATAAGAGATTCAAGATTAAAAACAGTTGGCACTTTAGAAAAATTAAATGTTTCAGGAGATGTTACACTCTCTGACACAGTATTTGTTAATGGAGCATTTGGGCGTTTGGGTATAAACACCGAGCAACCTAATGCGGCCATCAGTGTAGTTGATAATAATACCGAAGTAGTATTAGGAGCCAACGAAGACGGTACAGGGTTTGTTGGAACTTACAGTGTTAACGCATTTAGTATTGTAACTGACAACACACAAAGAATTACTCTTAAGGGAGCAACTACAGAATTTGGCAATGCTAATAGCAAAAATGCTGTGGTAAAAATTTATGGTACTTTAGAAGTTGACAGTATAGTTTCCGATTCTAGAGTAGAAAGAACACATCCAATTGAGTTCCGTGCTAGTAAAGATAATTCAATCTTTGGCAAAGGATTAATGTGGGTAGGAGAAGGCAATAATAGACAACTGTTTATGATGCCTAATCCAGATAGACTTTACTCAAGTGAAGCCATCGATCTAGCAGTGAATAAAACTTATTGTATTAATAGAAAGACAGTGTTATCTGCCGATGGCCTAGGAGAAACTGTTGTTAATTCTAGTTTAAAAACACTTGGCGAACTTACAGGATTAACAGTAACAGGTGATGTAGATTTTCCATCACTAAAAATAAAAGAAAATAGAGTTGAGTTTTCTAATTCGATTAGTATTAACAGCGGTCATGGAAATTTAAGATTATCCAGTGCGGGCATTGAAGCAGACAATTTTCAAATTGTAAGACAGGATAATACAGACCTAGAAATAACCGATGATCGCATACAAATAGGTAATCAAAATCAAACCGATAGAGTAATTAACGCATACGGTAAATTGGCTGTTAACATAACCAATCCATTACCTGAAGCATCTTTTTCTGTAGATGGGTTGGTAATAATCAACGGTAAGAAATTTATCAATAGCAATCAAGAACCACTTAGCGGTACATGGTCTAAGGGTGACATCGTTTGGAATACCAATCCGCAGGAGACTAGTTATATTGGCTGGGTCTGCACTATGACTGGAACTCCAGGTACGTGGAAACCTTTTGGATACATTGGCGCTAAATGAATGAACAAGAAAACTTTGAAAAATTAGAACAATTTGAAAATAAAACGGTCCGTGAAGTAACTGCTTGGGAATGGGCCGCAAGAATTCTACCCTTACTTGTTCTAGCAATAGTATCAATTTGTTATTTCTTCAAATGGAATTCTGCTGTGGAATTAATTTTAGAAATAACTGCCGTAGCATTTGCTCTTATCTGTATTATTTGGTGGTATTGGGCCATACATAAAATTGCTCTCACAGTAAAATATATAAAAGAAAGTCAAAAAAAATTGATGGATGTGTTGATTGAGTTCCGTAAGCTCAAGAAAGACGTTCGCTCAAAAACAGAAAAATAAATATCTTTGTAGTTCAAAATACTTGACATTGTCAATGTTTTTAATTATACTATATCAATAGTGGACTTTATGGCGTTCATCCCACTCTAAATACTCTGCATGTCATCAAACTTGCTACTTAACAAAGGAGACTAGAGATGGCAAAATATCTATCAACAAAAACCTACGGTAACGACAGAGGGCTGTCATGCTGTTTTAGACAATGGCGTTCAACACATAGCCATTGCTCACTGCTACATGGTTACTCCATTGGCATCAAACTAATTTTTGAATCCGAAACCCTAGATGATCGTAATTGGGTCATGGACTTTGGCGGACTCAAAGCATTCAAAGAATGGGCAGAGTACATGTTTGATCATACTCTAGTTGTAGCAGAAGACGATCCCCATAGAGCTATGTTTGAGAAAATGGCAGAACTAGGATTACAAGACAAAGGCGGTGTCTGTGATCTTAGAGTAGTACAAGGTGTAGGCTGTGAAAAATTTGCAGAATTAGTATACAAAGAAATGGCTACTATTTTACACATTTTCAAAACAGGAAATACTTACTACTGTCCTAATGGACAGACATTTGAAGCACGTTATCCTGTAGGTTCAGGTGTAAGGCTCAAATCTGCAGAAGTGTTTGAACATTTAGGAAATTCGGCAGTCTACGAAGGATAAAATAGTAGACAATCTAGGGCATAGATGCTATAATAGCATTATGTCCTTTTTATTTGACTGCTATGACTAAACGAATTGGCTTTGCCTGTAAATGGATTGACCGACCTGATCAAGTGAACGGTATCAAACCCAAAGATGATTGTAAACAATACAATACTGGTTCTACTACTGTAGCGTGGCTTAATCGTCAAACACGAGATGTAGCAGAACAAAAACTGTGGGACCTAATGGTCCAAAATATTGAATCTGTAAATAAACTTGTAACCAAAGTGGGAGAACAAGATGAGCACTTACGTATGGTCCGCCTTAGCAGTGATATCCTTCCTGTTTATACTGAGTCTACTTGGCGCTATTTTTGGGGCAAGACTGATGTACAGGCATACGCCCAAAAACATTTTAAACAAGTGGGAGATCTTGCTCGTGCCCGCAACGTTCGTCTCAGTTTTCATCCTGGTCAATTTACTGTGCTGGCATCTGACAGCCCTGATATTGTTCAGCGTAGTATAGAGGAGTTTGAATATCATGCGGATATGGCGAGATGGATGGGGTACGGTGAAAGATATCAGGACTTTAAGATCAATGTCCACATTGCCGGTAGAGCCGGTCCAGCCGGTATTAAAAGTGCCCTCAAGAGACTTACCCCCGAAGCAAGAAACTGCATCACCATCGAAAACGACGAAATCAGTTGGGGAATTGACGCAAGCCTCGAACTTGCCAAGGATCTCGCTTTGGTGCTAGACATACACCATCATTGGATACACTCAGGAGAATATATTGAAGCAAATGACGACCGTGTTAAAAGGATTATTGATAGTTGGCGTGGTGTTAGGCCTGTTATACATTATAGTGTTTCACGGGAAGAGCATCTTACTAACCATCCCACAGACACCGTTCCCTCCCTTAATACGCTGATAGAGAGCGGGCACAAAAAAGCAAAACTCAGAGCACACTCAAATTTCTACTGGAACACAGCAGTGAATGAATGGGCACTGAGTTTTTGGGATCAGTCCGATATTATGTGCGAAAGCAAAGGAAAGAACCTTGCTAGTTTTGCACTATATGAACAGGCTAAGACTATTACTTCTTAGGGGCTTTTTTAGCAGGGGCTTTTTTAGCAGTTGCTTTAGCCGGTGCCTTTTTAGGTGCTGGCTTTTTCTTGACTGGTTCTGCCTTTGGGGCAATCGACTCAACTACTGCCTGAGTCGCTTGTTCTGCTACAGGTGTTGGAGCAGGTGTTTCAATCTTATAAGGCGCTTCTGCTGCCTTAGTTTCTTCTGCTTTACCGCCAAAAAGTTTTCTTAATAATGACAACATTATAGTGTCCTCCATGAGCAAATATTTATAACTTGCTTATATCATCCAGGCTAGAAACAGTCTTATCCCATATGATTTTACGTTCTGCGCCTTTCTTTTGAGCAAATCTTTTACTATCACAATTAGTACAACAGTGAAAATAATTATTGCTTAATCTCTTTCTAGATACACATTTTAAATCTCTAGAAAATAATTCATTACAATTATCACATCGAAATACCGCCACTGTTTTTTTTCTTAAAAATTTATACATTCGACCAAGTTTACTAGGTCGACTATGTTCCGTAGATATAATTTTAGTTTCAATAAACATCTTGTATTTACATTAGGCTTATGTTTTTTTTCGGCTAAATAATGCTAGAAAGTCTTTTTTGGAGCATTCAATGGCACGTAAAATAGTTGACATCGGCGTAACCGGTAATGATGGTACAGGCGATAGTATTCGCGAAGCGTTTAGAAAAACGAACGAAAACTTCCAAGAACTCTACGCTGTTTTTGGTCAAGGTGGTTTCTTAAAATTTACCGACCTTAGTGATACTCCAGATACGTTAACAGGACAAGGTAACAAAGTTCCGGTGGTTAACTCACTGGGAACTAGTTTAGTGTTTAAAGCATTTACTAGCCCCAGCGGCACTATTGCTATTACACAAGACGCTAATTCTATTAGAATTGATACATTAGCATCTCGTTTAGTAGACGATCCGTTACCAAAATTACAATATTCTTTAAGTGCCCAGAATCAATTAATTGGTGGACTACGTTCTCCAACTAACAACACAGAATTTATTACAGCCGTAAACGATTTTAATTCAAGACATAGTTCTAATTATAGCATTGACAGTTTTGCTATTAACAAAGGCTATGCTGATAACAAATATGTAAACGTCAACGGCGACACAATGTCCGGACATTTAAATGTTCCAGCAAACGCCACAGGAACTCAAGTACCACGTGCCAGTGAAGTTGTATTAAAAACTGGCGGAAATATGCAGGGTATATTAAATCTTGCTGACCATCCTGGACAACTAGCAGGTCAAGGAACACCAAACGGTCCAGACGATTTACAAGCCGCAACAAAATACTATGTTGATAATGCTTCGTATTCGAGTCAAGTTAATTTGTTTGTTACTACACAGGGAGATGACAATCAATCAAGAACACCGTTAGGAAAAGAAGGACGCGATCGTTCTTACTCGTATCGCAGTATCAACAAGGCCTGTCAAAAAGCAGAAGAATTAGTCAATGCGGCGCCATGGGAAACTGGTCCTTATAGACAGTTAATTGCTTATAACGATGGTGCGGCATTTTCAGAAGTAACTAGAATTGAGTCCGGTGTCAGTGGCACTACTAGAGTATTTTTTACTAACTTTGGTGGAAATCGAGTTGACCAAGGCCAACTACCAAAACCAGATATTGTCTCAGGAAAAATTGTAGTTGGACGTATCAGTGGTGCTCGAGGATTTGTTTATCAGTACTACGGAGCAGATGGTACCTCAGTTATTGGTGAAGACTATTTTGATTTATATGACGTCGAAGGTGAGTTTGTTGAAGGCGAAAACTTAGAATTTGATCAAGCAGTTAAAAAAATACAGATCAGTATTATTGTAGAATCAGGTATCTACGAAGAAGATTATCCAATCCGAATACCAGCCAACGTTGCCATTGTTGGTGACGAATTACGTAGATGTATTATTCGACCAGCAGATCGTCCAAGTCGCAGTCCGTGGGTTGACGTATGGTTCCGTAGAGATAAAACATTTGATGGTTTAACGTTAGCCAGCACAGAGTACGGATATCATTATCTAACAGATCCTAGCGATCCACTAAGCGAACCAAAAAACAACAGAGACATCGACGTATTCTTATGTAATGATGCTATTATTATTCGTCAAATAACCTGTCAAGGTCACGGCGGATTTATGATGGTTCTTGATCCCGAAGGTCAAATTTTAACCAAGTCTGCTTACATTCAGCAGTCTGGTTCATTTTCTGGATCACTAAACAAACAAAGATTTGCTGGCGGACAGTTTGTTGACGGCTTTGCTGGTAACATTCCAATGAGAGTAAATCAGAAAGTTACAGACACTGTTTTATTAGTAACTGGTTCCGAACGTGCTCCAACAGTGCCTTGTTCGTTTGTAGTCGACGGTAGAACTTTTAAAATTGACGCATATACCGATGATGGCAATGGCTACGGGGGCTCAAGACAGTTAATTCGTAGAAACATTGAATTTATCAAAGCAGAGGTTATTGGTTATATTAACACCGAGCTAAGTCCTCAATTTGAATTTAATAGAACTACCTGCGCTAGAGACGTTGGATTAATAGTTGATGCTTTAAGTTACGACTTAACATTAGGTACAAATTTTAATGCTATACGTGCCGGGCAAGCATATTATCGCGGCACACAATATGATACACTGCCAGATCAGAAAACACAGACCATCGATGCTTTACTCTATACTAAGAGTTTAATCAGTGAAATTTTAGTAGCCAACAGCGTTGCCAGAACTAGAGCAGAAAATAGTTTTGATGAAATTTTAGATATTATCGATAATGGCATAGAATCAAGCGATGAGATCACTTGGGGTATTCCGGCTGGTACAGCAACTACTAAAGTAAATTCAAAAGACCTATTGTTAGATAACTTAGAATTTATCAAAGAAGAAACCATTGCGTTTATCTCAGATCTATATCCAGATTTTATCTATGACGAAGATAAATGTCGCCGAGACACAGAATATATTGTCTATTCTGTAATCTATGATATCCTTTATGGTGGTAACAGTGCTACCGTTGAAGCAGGATTACAATACTATGACGGCAATGGAAACCTTTTAATTCCTGGACAAACTTTACAAACTACTGCCGCGTTAGGTTATGCTAGTCAGGTTGCCCAGGCAGTGGTTACTAATACTGAAATCGAATTTCCTAAGCAAGGAGAAGGCGCTGGCGTAGTAACACAGGTATTTGATTTGGACAATCCGGGAAGTCCTACCGAGGCTTCAAGAATTGCTACCTTAATGAGTTCTATTAATACAATCATTTTAGGTGGTAGAACTGCCGCACCGGCATTCCAATATCCAGGATTCAGCGGTGTTGACAGCAGTATATTAGACAGTAGAAATTTATTATTGTCAAGAAAAGAAAGTCTTAAAGCAAACACTATTCTATATTTAGATCAACGATACAGTTACAATCAAAATACCTGCGCTAGAGACACAGGGTATATCGCAGAAGCGATCGCCCATGATATCTATTATGGCGGAAATTTAAAAACTGTACAGGCGGCAATATCTTATTTTAATGCCAGTGCTAGTTCTAAGATTGTCATTGATTCTCAACTTGAAAATACACTAGCGGCCATTGATTATATCAAAACTGTAATTAAATCGGTGGTCAAAAATGAGTCTCCATCAGTGAGATATCAACAGGCTGTATTACAATTTATTGATACACAATATACCGACGGTCTTGCGGCACAGCCAAGAATTGACGAGTTGTTTGATGAAATGTTTGATGTGTTGGGTAATCCTCCAACTGTAGCCAGAGATGCTAGAGCATTATTAACAGCCAACAGAGAATTTATACAGGCTGAAACTATTGCTTATCTTAATAACAAATATGTAAGTTTTGAATATGACGAAGCCAAGTGTCAACGAGATATTCGTTATACCGTTGAAGCTCTAGGCTACGATCTAATGTTTGGCAGTAACTTTGCTTCTATAGTTGCTGGAAGATCATATTATCGAGGTAATGCCAGCGTCGCAGTTGGACGTCAAAAGGCCGCTACTATTGATGCCTTTAATTATCTCAAGACACTAGTTACAGCATTAGTAAGTAGCAATACTACAGCATTATCGTCTGTGACTAATAACATGAATACTATCATAGATATTATTACCTATGGTGAAGACGAAGTTCCAACTTATGTTATTCCTAGTCCAACTGGTTATTCTTTAGGATATCAAAATGCTCGTAATTTAATTGAACAAAATAGATCATTTATCAAAGCAGAATTAATACAGTATATCACAAATAACTATCCTGGTCTTTCATATGATCCAGAACTATGTCGTCGAGATATTGATTATATTTTGGATGCCTTGCAATATGATTTAACATATGAAGGTAATTTACAGACATTAATTGCCGGTGTTGCTTATTATGTAGGCGCAACATTACAAGTTGCTCTTAGCGAAAAGGCCGCTACATTAGCAACCTATGGATATTTAAAATCACTAGTTGAACAGATTGCCATTGATTCAACTATAAGTCCATTACAAGTTATTGTACCACAAATTAGAGGTGCCGCGGGCTCTGTTAGTGCGTCAGCATTTGCTGGAACAAGAATACAAGAAATTATAGATATCATTGATGATGGTCTTGGATCTATTCCTAGTACCATTGAGCCAAGTACTACTTGGGTAAGCTCTACTTTGGTAACATTAAGAAACACTTTAGAAACAGATAAAACTTCGTTAGGTACACAGGTTACAACATTTATTAACGACAACTACGGAAACGATTTTGTCTATAACGAAGAAATTTGTCGTCGTGACGTTGGATTTATTGTATCAAACGTATCATCTGATTTGCTCTACGGTGGAACATACTTGACCATACGTGCGGCTCAGAGATATTTTGTTGGCTCGGTAAGTTCAAGAGTTGTTATTAACGAACAGTTACAGGAAACCGTTGATGCTATTAACTATGCCAAATATGTTGCTCAGCAGGTTCTTAGACAAGAAGCACCATTAATTAATTTCCAAGAAGCAAACAGTGTAACTAATCCAATTACACAAACATTTGATGCTGATTTAGATGGAACTAGTCAAATTGTTCAATTAGGTAACTTAATGGATCTTATTGTAGAAGTTATACAAGATCCTAATGTTGATTACGACAGCGTATTGGCTGGAGCCAAACCTATTGTTTATCCAGTCTATAGACTAACATTATCTGACACAACACCTATTACTAATCCTTTAGAATTTAGTGTCACAGGTTTTGTCAGTAAAGCAGACTCAGGAGTTGGTGACGGTTCATGGGATGTCGTATTAAGTATTACTCCGCATACTCCGAATCCTCTAACTAAGACTCGATATAGGATTTATGGTAATCTAAACACTGACTATAACAGTGATTCAGTAGAGTGCGTGGCATCAACTGTTAATACTATGACATTCCGTTACCCAAGCGATCCAGGATCATTCGGTGGCGGAACTACTAAGATTGAATATATCAGTTCAATTATGTTATTAAGTGCCGGTAACACCAGTATGTGTTCAAATGACTTTACGCAGATCAATGACCTTGGTTATGGATTGATTGCTACAAACATCGGTTTAATTGAAACTGTTTCTGTTTTCAGTTACTACTGCTGGACTGCTTACTATGCCAACAACGGTGGACAGATTCGTTCATTGAACGGTTCTAACGCACACGGCGAGTTTGGTATTATTTCGGAAGGTTCAGATCCGTTGGAAGTTCCAGACAAGGCTTTCTTATCTGATAATATGATCCAAGTGGCTCGTGTTTACAAAAAAGATTTATATTCTACAGACAACAACAAAGACGATCTAGCAGTTTATTTTTATCAACATGATTATGCTCCTTACAACGTGTCCGAAGTTGAAATTAATCACGGTTCGGGAGTTATTACTGAATTAGATCAATCAACATTAATTGGCGGCAGTGGATATACCAATGGTACCTATATTAACGTTCCTGTTACAGGCGGAACAGGCACTGGCGCATTAGTTAACATTGTTGTTTCCGGCGGCGCTGTTACTACAGTTGCCCTAGTTAGCGGAGGATTTAGATACAAAGATACAGATTCTATCAGTGTTAGTGCTTCTAACATTGGTGGCACCGGAGGTGGATTTAGTATTGCTGTTGATACTGTTATTGGAAACGGTATTGCTCGTTATGAAGTAGCATCTGTTACTGATGTATCCAGCACTTTACCTAGTAGTATCACAGGTACTCCTGTAAAAACAGGACCAACAGGCGGAAAATATTATGTAACATATTCATTTACCGCAGTACCATATACTCCAAGATTAGATGTCTATACAGTGATTGGTTCAACTGTGGGAGCTTTTAACGGAACTTATAGAGCCACAGCATCAACTACTACTTCCGTGACATTAGAATACCCAACAAATCCTGGTAACTGGGTAACCGGTGGTACACCAACTATTTGGGGTAGAGGAAACATTCTAAGACTTAATATTAACACAGGCGGAAACAACGACACTGCTGCCAACGGTTTAGCAGTAGACTTAATCGATGATCAACCAATTGTTATACGTGGTAATCAAAACTTCAAATACTACGAAATTGATGATACTAATCCAGTTCGCCCAAGTACAGCATTAACATTTGTGGGAGATCCAAACGCTACTGATGCTATTGTTTATCGAGTATTGGCCTACGGTAATAAAGGTCCATTAAATGAAGATTTGGCGCTTGACGAATCTGTTCTAGGATTTGATACAACCTACGATTATATTAAATTATTAGTCGAAGGAGAGTATACTAGTAATGTTGATCCAACTGACCCGGCAAAAACATTAGGATACAGCATCGGTGATACTTCACTGGCAGTTGCTCGAGTTAATGAGGTATCAGTAGAGGACAGACTAAACTCAGGCGAAATGATCATGGCCTGGGACGGAAAGGTACATAGAATCTTAAGTTATCAAGACTTAGGATTGTTAGCCGGTTATGCTATTATTAGATTAGCAGATGTAACTGAAAAAAGTCTATCAGGAACTACGCCAAGTGGTATTAACACTCCAGTTGATCCTTTAACTAACTTAGACATTGCTGAGCCTCCAACATTACGTGCTGGTTTAGCATCTACAGAACCTGTAGAAATTATTGTTAGAATTTCAACATGTCGTGTTACTGGTCATGACTTCTTAGATATCGGTACTGGTGGATACAACAGTACAAACTATCCTGCTAAGATCTATGGTGCTCCTAAAGAGCCTAACCAAGCACGTGAAGTTCAAGAACGTACAAGAGGACGCTGTTTCTATGTAACCACAGACCAAGACGGTATTTTCCGTGTAGGTCGATTCTTTACAGTTGACCAAGGTACTGGTCGTGTAACATTTGCGGCAAGTATTGCGTTATCAAACTTAGACGGCTTAGGATTTAAGCGCGGTGTTACAGTCAGTGAATTCTCAAACGATGACAGATTTACTGACGGTGCCAACGATGCGCTACCAACTGAGGCGGCTGTTCAGGGTTATATTGACAGACGTCTTGGCATGGATAGAACCAATGTGGTACTTGACTCTAGTCAATTAATTGGTCCAGGGTACATGGATCGATCAGGTATTCTAGCGTTTACTGGTCCAGATCCATTAAACATGGGCGGTTTCAGAATTGCTAACTTACAAGATCCTACAACAGACAGCGATGCGGCTACTAGATCTTATGTTGATGTTCAAGAGTTATCTAATCTACGTGTAGACACTTCAACTAGTCCAGCAAGAACTCTTAATAACTTATTAGTCTATAATGGAACTAAATGGGTCAACGCTGAAACAATTACCACAGGCGACATACAAACAAGCCTAAGTGGTAAGAACTTAGCGTTGAATATTAAACCTGGAGCCATACTTAACATTGATGTAAATGCCAGTGCTGGTATAGAACAAAGTAAATTGGCTATGAGCGATGCCACAGTACGCTCAAGTGCCAGTGGCATAACACAGGCAAATAAAGGTTTATCAGCATTTGATTGGACACAGTTTACAGCCATAGATGGTTTTGTAAGATTACAAACAACATCTAGCACAGTATTTTCAGGTAGTATCAGCGGTACTACATTAACTGCCAGTGCTCCAAGCATTGGTACTATTGCTATTGGACAGATAATATCAGGTACCAGTGTCATTGGCGGTACTAGAATTATTGCGTTTGGTACTGGATCAGGCGGAGCAGGAACTTATACTGTAAGTACCAGCCAAACTGTGAGTACTACTAGTATAACAGCCATTGCTGACGGTGTTAGGTTAGATAACATTCAACAGATAGGCACTGGATCAGTTTTAGGTAATAGAAGCGGATCATCAAGAACTCCATACGAAATTACTCCTGGACAGGTAGTCACTGACGGTGATGGTATTAAAAATGCTAGTTTTGCGCCAGGCTCTGTAGGCGGTGAAGGTCGCGCATTAATAATGACTGCGATAACTCCTAATACATACAGCACTATAAACATTTCTACAACAGGTCAAGCCAGCAGTTTAATCAAATCAGACGGATCAGGTGTTGTTGACGTGGCACAGTTAGAGGTTGACGGTTATAAAACTTTAGACACAACTGGTACTACCTTAGATATGTTTACTCCTGGTGGTGTTAAATTCTTACAAGCATCAGGTAATACTGATTCAACTTCAACAATAACTACCACAGGTACTCTAAGTGTCAATGCTATTACATCGGCAGCGGCCGCTACATTTAGTCCTGCTAATGCTAATGTTACATTAAGTCCAACTGGCACAGGTTCTGTAACTATAGCACCTGCGTCAACTGGTACTATTAACAACATAAACATCGGTGGTACTACTAGAGGTAGTGGAGCATTTACAACATTAACTGCTAATAACGCTGTAACGTTTACACAGAATGCCGCTTCAACAAATACTACAAGTGGTACGCTAGTAGTTACTGGCGGTGTTGGCGTAAGTGGTCGAATTAGTACTTTAGACTTAACTGTTACAAATACTATTCAAGGTAGTATTTCAGGAAATGCGGCTACAATTACTAGTCAGGCCAACTCGGCAACTATTGCTGCCACAACATCCGCAACTGGTGATAGAATTGTATTGCGTGACAGCAACGGTGATACCAACGCTAGATACAGCAATGCTACATATTTTAATTCTTCTGATGATACATCTACTGCTGCCGCAGTTACTGGTGTAATGACTAAGAAGGGTGATAACTTCTATCGTACAGCATCGGGTCAACAGGTAGCAACATTCTTAAGTGGATCATCAATAGGTTCTTTGACTTTTACTAGTCAGTTAACTATGAACGCTAGTTCTAGTATTAGACAGAACACTACTACTTGGACCGGCGATGCGGCCGCTGGCACTGGTAAACTTGAATATCACAGCAATCGTTGGTACGTTAACGTTGGTAATGATTCTACCGAAGTTGTACGTTTCCGCAGAGGCGGTTCAGATGTATCATGGATTGACAACAGTGGTATCTATAACGGTACTGCTACCAGTGCTCGTTATGCTGACTTAGCAGAAAACTATCAAGCAGATGCGCAGTACGAACCAGGAACTGTGTTAGTATTTGGTGGCGCTAACGAAGTTACTGTAACTAGCACTAAAGGTGATACTAGAGTAGCAGGTGTAGTATCTACTAATCCAGCGCATTTGATGAACGCTAACTTAACAGGTGAAAATGTAGTTGCGCTAGGCTTAACAGGTCGCGTACCTTGTAAGGTTGTAGGAAAAGTCAGCAAAGGTGATATACTAGTGACCAGTGCTAAACAAGGATATGCTACAGTTAATAACTCACCTGAGTCAGGTACAATCGTTGGAAAAGCAGTACAAGATAAAGATGATTTCAATGAAGGCGTTATTGAAGTTGTTGTAGGAAGATTCTAAAGGAAAAATATTATGCCAATTTATGATGGTTCAAATATAGAAGAAATTAATTTAGGCAACGTAGTCAATGACGGTACTGGGGATGACCTTCGAGAAGCGTTCCGTAAAGTCAAAGACAGCGTTGAATTCCTTTTTAACAACGGCCTAGCGCCAACATCAGGACAGAACATTGGAGCAGGGCAGGGCCTGTTTATTAATAAAGTTAACGATGTTTTTAGATTTAGAAGTATTCAAGATGTAGATCCAATTAGGTTAGTAGTTAATCCTGATCAATCTATTTCTTTAGATTTTTACCCAGAAAGTTCAGTGGATTTTAATGAGCAAGATATAGTCAATATTGGAACATTAATTGGAAATGTCGAGGGCAATCTTATAGGTACTGTTACAGGACCTAACGAATTACTTGGTAGCCAACCAGTGAATGTCAGTGTTTTGAATAGACAGGTAAATACATTTGATTATGGGGCAATGCGTCCAACGTTTACTGACCCTATTTCTTACTTGTTATTTGAAATAGGCACAGATATGGGGACTTTTACAAACCCTAGCCCAGTGAGTATTGACGCTGGACAACTTCCACCCATATAAGGAGATAATAGAATGGCATTACAGATCCGTAGAGGAACTACCGCAGAAAGACTAGCAATTACCTTTTTACCAGGAGAAATTATTTTTGACGCAACACTAAATCAAGTGTTTGTTGGCAATGGTACTACACCTGGAGGAATTCCTGTTACTGCTTATACCGATGAAAACGCAGTAGATGCGATAGGCGCAGCCTTGGTTGCTGGTAATAGTACCAATTCAAATATCACCTTTACGTATGGTGAAACACAAGACGGTGCTAACAGAATTAATGCATCCGTTGTATTAGACGGTGGTTTATTAAACGTAGTTGAAGATACAACTCCGCAGTTAGGTGGTGATTTAGATCTTAACACTAATGATATCACAGGAACAGGTGATATTAATATCACAGGTACTGTAACTGCTACTTCATTTAGTGGTCCATTAACTGGCAACGTAACAGGAAACGTCAGCGGCACTGCGGCTACTGTTACAGGTGCGGCACAGACTGCTATTACTTCGTTAGGAACACTGACTAGTTTAGCAGTCACTGGCGCTATTACTGGATCAAGTTTTACTGGTGATATAACTACTGCTTCTATCACTACAACATCAGGCGACTTAACCGTAACCCCAAATACGAATTTTTCAAATGGCATCGACGTAACTAACGGCGAATCGACATTTAAAAATGTCACAGTAGCCGGAGTTGCCACAGTCAACACTTTAGTTGGCTCTCCAATGACAGTTAATGTCAACGACGAGTTGACCACAGGCGCTCGAGGTATTGGTCTAGTCATTGACACTAAGGCTCTTGATTTTGCCTTTTCGGGTTCAGGAATTGAATTTAAAGTAAACAACGGAACTATCACTGAAAACTTAGTTAAAGTCGAAGCATATTCTCAGAGCACATTATCAGATAAGCCAGGATTTAACGTCAAAGTTTATAATTCTCTAAGCGAATCATACGACGTAACTCCGTTAGTTGCTGACGGTGGTGGTGTTACAGTCAATGGTACTATTAACCTAAATAATCAACTGTTTGTAAGTACTGGTTCTGCTCCTACCTCATCAATAGGACAAGACGGCGACGAAGAAGGAGCGGTAATTATTACTAACGAGTACATATATCGTTGTGTTGCTACATGGACTGATGCTAGTCCAGATCCTCAGCCTGATATCTGGGTACGAGTAGCATTTAACGAAACTACTTGGTAATTTTTTAATCGCCCGATGCCGATAAATACAGTATCGGGGATTAAACAATGCTTAATATATGGAATCAACCGTCCGGTTACGAATTCATCTACACCTATCAAGAAAACGGTGTAACTAAAACTACCTTAGAATTTCCTGAAAGAACATCTCTTGATATAGATTTACCTATTGATCCGCTGGCCGATCTTACGGGTGTTACTTTTTCTATAATTTCAGGAAAATTGCCCGGCGGGTTGAGATTAGTTTATAACACTGTTCAAGAAAAATGGTTGATCGTAGGATCCACTTTTGAAGTTTCTAGAAGTGTTAAAAGTACGTTTGTAATACGGGCTAAAAAAGATAACGAAGTCAGCGATCGAACCTTTGCTATTACTGTAGCAGGTCCTGATTCACCACAGTGGGTTACACCAGGTCAAGATCCTAGTATATCTGTTAGAGATTACTCACCAACGCAAACATTTAATCCAGGTGCTGTAATTAGATATAATAATAAAGAATATCTAGTGATAAAAACAGCCACCGGTATTACTCCGCCTAATTTAGAATATTACGAAACATTTACACAGCCTTCTGGTCAACTGCCAGTAGGTCCTTATACTGCTAGAATATCTAATATTGTTCAAGTAAAAAGAACAAGTAATATCTGTACTGCGATTACAGAAATACCCCATAATTTTTTATACGGCAATCGTGTAGACATTATTTGTAGCGATGGAACTTTTAATATCAACGGGGCTGAACTGTTACAACCAGAAGTTAATCCTGGAGACTCTGAAGAAACTTATAACCAACGATTACGCACCGAAATAGTGTATAGAAGACCGGGTGCCGATACTCCGTTAAAATCATCCATAGGTACTGTTACATTAAAAAATCAACCTTTAACTTTTGTGTTGGACAACAGTCTTGTAGATTTTCAATTACAGGCTATTGATAACGATCTATCTTCTGGACAAATTTTAGAATACTTTATCGCAGATGGTGACGGCGATTTACCTCCAGGACTAACCTTAGACACCAACGGAAGAATTTATGGTATTGTAGATCCTATTTTAAATTTAGATTTAACGGCTCGAGAAGGATTTTATGACACAAACTTATTTGATGCTTACCCATACGACTTCGGAACAAGACCAAATATATCCGATCCTAATTATCTAAATGTAGTTACTCCCCGTAAACTAAATCGCAATTATGAATTTATTGTCAGTGTCACTGACGGCGAAACTGTGTCAAAAAGAAGATTTAGAATATTTGTAGTTGGAGATGACTTTTTAAGATCTGATAATACCATAGTACAAATAGGTAATTCCGCATTTACTGGCGACGCAACATATCTAAGAGCTCCTATATGGTTAAGTGCTTCTAACCTAGGTCTACGTAGAGCAAATAACTACATTACTATTTCATTAGATACATTTGATCCTAATCCGGCTATTGGTCCTGTTACTTACAGTCTTAGAACAATTAATCCAGATTTAACTGCTAGTCGTTTACCAGATGGTTTATTTTTAGATACGAATACTGGAGAAATTTTTGGTTTTATTCCATATCAACCAGCAATTACTAAGAATTTTAAATTTACCATAGATGCTATCAAGTACGACAAAGAAGATCTAACTGAGATAGAAATTATTATTGTTGTTGCCGCAGATGCTCCTGTGGGACAAAATTTTCTAAGAATACTTCCGTTACCTTCAGAAGACCCTTCATTTTTAATAGGTGACACAATTCGTATTGGACCCACAGTATATACTATAGACGGTTACATCAGTGAAGATATTCTAGGTGGTGACTACGCAGAATTAAAACTCAAAGAAAATTTAATTACAAATATTATTGACGGGTACGAAATACGTAAGTCTTATTTTCAGCCAGTGTCTGAAGAGTTTTCAACTCAACGCAGTGCTAAAACTTTTGACATAGCAATTCTTGGTGAAGTTGACAGTGTTATTAATTTCTTAACAGATGCTGACCTAGGTGATATTAGACCAAGTTACCCAAGTATTTTAAAAGTAGAAGCAAGAACTACTGTACCTAATGCTATTTTAAGATATTCTTTAGTTGACGGTAATCTTCCATCAGGATTAACATTATCCGAAACTGGAAATATTATTGGGAAAATTAATCAGTTTAGATCAAATTCGATCTCAGGATTTACCTTATTTGATTATAGTGACGGCGTTACTACCTTTGACGGCAATACTACCACCTTTGATCGAGTTTATAAATTTACCATTAACGCACAAGACCAGTTTAGATTTAGCTCAGTGAACAGAGAATTTTTATTAAGAGTAGGAGCCAACGATCTAACACTATACAGTAATATCTATACTAAACCTTTACCAAAGAAAGAAAAACGAGATCTCTTTTATAACTTTATCAACGATACTACTATTTTTACTCCAGACAAGATATATCGACTCGGTGACCCTGAATACGGTATTCAAACTGATTTAAAAATGTTAATCTACGCAGGTATAGAAAGTAAAGAAATGGCAAATTATATTGGGGCCATCTCAAAGAATGCTAAGAGGAAACGATTTAAAATAGGCGGAACTAAAAAAGCCATAGCAAAACAACAAGGATCCAATGAAATACTCTACGAAGTGATTTATCTTGAAGTCATGGATGGTTACGAAACTGCCAAGGGCAGTGTGTCTAATAGAATCAAATTATCTAATGATACTAATAGTCCTGTAAAAATTAATCAAACAAAAAGAGATCCAGTAACTGGAAAATTAGGCACTGTATCTAACGGCGCAGTTACCTATGAAAATTCATTTGTTAACGACAAAATGAATGAACAGGCCTATGATAGATTTGACCCAATACGTACTCCAGTAACTATTGACAGCCGAAATATTAAAATCAGCGGTGACGATTTAGAATATGTTTACCCAAGTAGCATTAAAAATATTAGAAAAAATATCAGCGAAGTAGGAATTACCGAAAATGACTTTTTACCGTTATGGATGGTTACTCCTCAGGATAACCGCACAGCGGCCACTGGATTTGTTAAAGCCATTCCTATTTGTTACTGCTTGCCGGGAGAAGGAACATTTATTTTAGAAAATATTACCAACAGTAATTTTGATTTTAGACAATTAGATTTTGAAATTGATAGATTTATCATAGATTCAGACTTAAACGAAGTCCAAGAAAAATATCTAAAATTTGTGGATTTCAAGTATAACATATGATAAATATCGGATATAAGGATACCTAACAAATGCCATATCGCGTAACAGAAATTGATGCTCAATTCCCCGTAGCAGGAATTGATAACGAAAGCCAGGGTTTTCGTGATAACTTTGCTTCTATTAAAGATAGTTTAGCCCAGGCTAAAACAGACATTGAAAGCCTACAAGGAACAACTCTTAGCCGCACAGAAGGCGGAAATTTAAACGGCAATACTATTTCTAATGTTAATTTAGGAAATGTGTCGTATGATTCTTTTGATTTAACTGGCGTAAACAATAATGATCCAGAAGGTCAGCCAATTGATTTTTCTAACGGTCCTTATCAAAGTTTTGCACTAAACAAAACAGGAACTAGTTCTTCAAATCCTCAGGTATTGAGATTTGATAACTGGCCAGAGGCCGGTAGATATGGTCCTTTGAGAGTTCAAATTACTTCTCAATTAGGATCTACTCAATACTTTGAATTTGTCTATCCATCTGGTTTAAATTTCTTATACGACGAAGCATGGCCAAGAGACGGAATGGACATTGAAACCATTCTTAGTGTAGACTCTACAGATGCTAAAATTTTTGAGTTTTGGACATTCGACGGCGGTGTTAACATTTACGCACGATACCTTGGACAATTTACTCTAGTAGCGAGTTAATATGCATCCATTAATGGAAAATACTAAGAGTCTCAAAGACTCTGAACTTGAAACTAAGATACAAGAACTTTCAAGAAAATATTTCCAAGCGGCTAGAAATCCAGCACTTCAACACCAAGTGCTGGTAATGTTAGAGTCATATAAAGAAGAATTGGCAGTACGTCGATCTAAAATGTGGGAAGAAATTAGTCAAAAACGCGATACAGATCTTGACAATTTAATTAATGTCAATTAAAATAGTCCTATGAGACTAGATAAATTTGGTATTCCTGTATACTCTTCCGATGAAATTGTAGAAATTATTTACAAAGGTAAATCGGATATTCTTCAAAATATTTTAGTCGATGACGACAGTCATATTCAAAAATACAATTCCGTATCTAACACTCCACTTAAAATTTACCAAGAGTTAGACATCTCTATTGAAGACTTTGATCAGTCTTTACAGAAAACTTGGTTCATGCCCGACGAGTATCAAAATATGGACATAGAAGGCTTTTTAGTCAATGTTTGTCCAAAAGAAAACTACCAGCGACTTATTGAAGAACTCCAAGAATTTAGAGATAGAAATATGCTAGATCTGTTACGCTGGTTAAAATACTTTGTTGACACTTGTAAGAAAAATCAAGTTATTTGGGGTGTGGGCAGAGGATCTAGTGTGGCCAGTTATGTACTTTTCTTAATAGGAGTACATCGAATAGACAGCATAAAATATAATCTAGACTGGCGAGAATTTTTGAGATAAGTACATATATAATTAGGAGGTACTAAAATGCCACAAAAACCAACACCAAAAAAAGTATATAGAACTGCCAATGGTAAAACCATTGACATGGATCTGCTTCGTCAACGCAACGAACTTACACCTGCTGTCGGAAACGCTCGTGTAAATGCTCGCGGTGACCAATTAGGAGCAGGTGGTAAAATCGTTCGTAAAAGAGAAGATATTCTTAAAGACTTTTACGAGCAATCTGAAAATAAAAAATAAGGAGAGCTAATGGCTGTTCGAGGTAAAATCAAACCATTACGAGATAAAGTATTGGTAAGTGATATGAACTTTGGTGAACAACAAACCAAAAGTGGAATTTTTCTTATGAGCGACGATGGCAAGGATCATGGTATACATCCTCGTTGGGCTCGGGTATATGCTGTAGGTCCAAATCACAACGAAGTATACGGCGTTGGAGACTGGGTCTTAGTAGAACATGGTCGCTGGAGTAGAGGTATCGAAATTGAAGAAGATTCTGGAGAGAAAAAGACAATCCGTCTTATTGACACAGATTGTGTGATGCTCTGGGATCCTGAACAGCCCAAAGACGCTCAGATTGGACTGCTATGACCAATCCGTTTAGAGATCAAGAAAAGTTCATGCGGGCATGTGATCAGTCCGTAGATGATGTTAACTCCGCACAGTTTGAACTATACGTAAAACTAATCAATGAGGAATGTAATGAACTCATTGATGCTATTACAAACAACGATAAAGTAGAAACATTAGATGCGTTGATTGATATTTTGGTTGTTACTATAGGTGCTGTTCATAGTATGGGTGCCGACGCAGAAGGTGCTTGGAAAGAAGTTATGCGTACTAACTTTGCCAAAATTGACAAAGATACAGGTAAAGTTCGTAAACGTGAAGATGGTAAGGTTCTCAAACCTGTAGGGTGGACACCGCCCGATTTAAAACCGTTTGTTAAATAACACCAAAGGGTCTTGACAGACCCTTTTTTTATCTTTATAATGTAAAGATGAAAGTAAACACCAATAATATCGGCGGAGACATCATTAAGGCTAATGCTGTTTATACGCTACGAGATAATAAGACACTTAAAAATCTTGTATTGAGTCAAACTATTTTACATGTAGGACAAAATACAAACGGACACTATCACCAAGGCCAAGAAGAAGTTTATTTTTTTATGTATGGTCGTGGCAGTATTCAAGTCGGTGACGACTTATATGAAGTCGAAGGTGGGGACATTGTATTAATTCCAGACGGATTGTTTCACAAAGTTTGGAATACTGGAGAGTCCGATTTAGTGTTTAACTGTGTATTCGACGGTAAAAGGAATCATTGATGAAAGTTGGTTTTACTTGTTCGACATTTGATTTGTTTCATGCCGGACATGTTATGATGCTTGAAGAAGCAAAAACGCAATGTGATTTTTTAATAGTTGGGTTGCAAACTGACCCTACTATTGACAGACCAAATACTAAAAATAAACCAGTTCAGGGTGTATTTGAACGATGGGCTCAATTAAAGGCCTGTAAATTTGTAGATCAAATTGTTCCGTATTCAACAGAACGAGAACTTCGAGACATCTTGCTTTCTTTTCCTATTAATGTTAGAATATTAGGTGAAGAATACGCAGGCAAAGAATTTACTGGACATGATATTGCTATGGACTATTATTTTAATCAACGTAAACACAGTTTCTCAACAACCGAATTAAGACAGCGTGTAGTAGACGCAGAGGCTAAAAAATGAAATGCGAAATCTGTAAAGAAGAAATAAAACCAAATTGCGATTGGAGACAGGGACGTTGTCCGCATGTTACTCCAATGCTAACTGATTACCACTTTAGGTATCTAAATTTATTTAAATCTATTAAAAATCTCTTTAAGGGCAAACAATGAAAGAATTATGGGTAGAAAAGTATCGTCCTAGCACACTGGATGGTTATGTGTTTAAAGACGAACGTCAAAAAAGTCAAATTGACCAGTGGGTCAAAGACGGTAGTATTCCACATCTACTGTTCAGTGGTAACGCAGGTGTTGGTAAAACTACTCTGGCAAAAATTTTAGTTAACGAGTTAGATGTTCAAGATACTGACGTTTTATTAGCCAACGCTAGTAAAGAAGGTCGTAAGATTGAATGGCTTAACGATAAACTAACAGGATTTTGTCAAACTATGCCGTTTGGCGAATTTAAAGTTGTTATCTTAGATGAGGCTGATTATTTGAATCCGCAGTCAGTACAGCCAGCACTGCGTAATCTTATGGAAGAATACAGTCACAGCGTAAGATTTATTCTTACTTGTAACTATCCTAATAGAATTATTCCAGCACTACACAGTCGTTGCCAACAGGTACATATTGAAAAAACTGATCTAACAGAGTTTACTGCCCGTGTGGCAACTATTCTTGTAGAGGAAAATGTTGAATTTGACTTAGATACTTTAGATACCTATGTCAAAGGTACATATCCAGATCTGCGTAAGTGTATTAATAACATTCAAATGAACAGTTTAGATGGAAAACTTCATGCTCCAGAAGTCAACGATGCTAGTACTGATTATAGAATTGAGATGGTAGAACTGTTCAAGAAGGGAAAAATAGGAGAGGCACGTAAATTATTGTGTAGCCAAGCTCGCCCAGAGGAAATGGAAGATATCTATCGTTGGATGTATGACAATATTAATTTATTTGGTGGCACAGAAGAATTACAAGACAATGCTGTTCTTATCATTAAACAAGGTTTAGTTGATCACATTTCTGTAGCAGATGCCGAAATTAACTTAGCCGCTACATTGATTAGATTGTCAAGATTACAATAATGACCTACGTTGTCACAGAAAATTGTATTAGATGTAAGCATACTGACTGTGTAGAGGTATGTCCAGTTGATGCGTTCCATGAAGGTCCAAATTTCTTAGCAATTAATCCCGACGAATGTATTGACTGTCATGTCTGTGTCGATGCCTGTCCAGTAAATGCTATTGTAGCGGACGATGATGATTATCCAAATTTACAAGAGTGGATTGACCTCAACGCTCGGTTGAGTAAGAATTGGCCAGTTATTACCGTTAAAAAACAAGCAATGGTCAGTGCCGAATCATGGAAAGATGTACCTAACAAAAGAGCCATGCTAGAAGAATGAAACAAAAGTTTATACAATTATACAACGACTTTGCTAGTCGAGTGGCAAAAATGAGTCACGCCCAACGATTACAAGTTGGCGCTGTGATTGTAAAAGACGATAGAGTCGTGTCAATGGGTTACAATGGTATGCCGGCCGGTTGGGAAAACAACTGTGAAGATCGAGAGTATATGGATCGAGGAGCAGGAGGTTGGTTAAATCCAGACGAAATTGAAGAGCAGTGGCCTTTTACTGAATGGAGTGATACCGACCAAGGATTTACTAAAAGGTATCGTTTAAAAACTAAACCGGAGGTGTTACATGCCGAAACAAATGCTATCGCAAAATTGGCTCGTAGTACTGAGTCTGGCGTTGGTGCCGATCTTTTTGTTACTCATAGCCCTTGCCTCGATTGCGCCAAACTTATCTATCAGTCTGGGATTAATCGTGTTTACTATGGTAAAGACTATAGAGATGATGCGGGAATCAGATTCCTCAAACAATCTGGGGTCCAAGTCACCAAAGTTGAGGAAGGGCTAAGCCTTCCTCAAAACTAATCACCGTATATCGATAATACCTCCTTCACTGCCTCGTGACGTTCGATGTCTTTCATACCGAACTGAACAAGATCTAAATGTTCTAAATTTTTGTCTTGTAGTCTCTGGCAGAAGTCGATCAAGCCGTTATCCTCCAATCTATCGGCTTGCCTTAAATCTCCTGTTACGACCATTTTAGAGCCTTCACCTAGTCGCGTTAGTAGCATTTTCATTTGATTCTGCGTAGCATTTTGCATTTCATCAGCAATAATGTATGCGTTCTTAAATGTTCGACCTCTCATAAATGCTAACGGACTAATTTCAATTACACCCTCACGAATCATATTCTCAATATCCCTGGCGTAATAGTACTCGGATAAGACATCAAATATTGGTCTAGTCCATGGAGCCATTTTTTGCTCTAGGGTACCTGGAAGAAATCCGTGCTCTTCATCTACAGAAACTGCTGGGCGAGTTACCACGATCTTATCTACCAACTTTTCTTTGAAAAGTTTAATACCGACTTGACACGCTATTAATGTTTTGCCCGTGCCAGCGGGACCCAGAGCGAAAACTATGTTTTTCGCTGGATCAATTAATTTAAGTAAATATTCTTCTTGGTTTCTGTTGCGAGGGACTACGTGTACTCGCTGTTTTTTCTGTGGAAGGTTTTGTGGGACTGTGTGATTGAACTGTGTAAACTCAATAACATTTTCGTTATGAAAACGCTTTTTGGCTCGTTTTGTCGTCATTAACTGCTCTCCTTATGAGCGTAGGACGTCGCTTGTCTACACTGTGTAGGACAAACTGCGAGAGGTCCTACCAAAATATTTAACAATCTACAAAAAAACAGAACTGATAAGATATAAAAATGATCAAGATAAATACTTCGTCAAAGGATGACTTACAAATGCGTGATATTTTAGAAATTATTGAGAACATTGACACTATCTATAACAGCAACTCAAGCCTTGCTGTGCTCAAAGACTTTGAGCGTGTGTTTGATGAGCTCGATATGTATGTTTTTGAAAACTGGCGTGATGGGGAACTAGTAGACGGACCTAGAATGGATCGTCACTGGGTTACCGTTAGTTTTATGTGGCCTAAAGAAAAGATGCCCAATCCCCAAGCAGGAAAAAGATTATTAGAGTATGGCTGTAGAGTAAAGTATCAACGAGACATACTTGTTAAACCTCGTCAAATTAAAGAGCCCGACGATATTCGTCCAGGTACTAAATTAGGAAAACTAGACGAGCACCCAATTTGGGTTGTTGAAGTTATGATGCCTAAAAAATTAATGTTTGATATTTTTAGAGGGTACAAGAATCAACTCGATGCTGAGATTGAGCCAGCCAACGACCAACGAGCCCCAGAATTACAACCTCCACCAGCAGGCGAAGCAATAGCCGCAGGAGCAGGAGCACCACCAGCCGAAGGAGCACCTAATGCAGCACCAGCCGCTTAATGAAGACAGTTTAAAAGCCGGTGATCTTATTCACTTGGTTAATAAAATTTTTGAAGTAGATAATTTTAAATCTAAAATGGGAGACGATGCTGATGTTGTCGTTTTGAGTTTTACGGTAGAAAGCCGTGCTCCTGCTGAGGATTTAGTAAGTTTTGTAGAAAAAGGTTATAACTTTGTTTTAGATGCGGATATGAGCCCAGGTGAATTGGAAGATGGTAAATATCGTGTATTTGTTGAATTACAAAGAACAAGTAAAGTTTCAGAACAAATTTCTGAAATGTTGTATGGAATCTCTAAGCTCACAGGTATTGATGATTTTAAATTTAGATATCATAAGAGTTTTGATAGTCTTGATGCTGTTAAAGAACAATTGGAAGAAGTTATTCCCAGAAATCCCAACGAGTATGTTTCTCGTATGGAAGAAAAACAAATGAATAACTATGAAAATTTCTTTAGTAACACTATGATGGAAAGTATCAAAATGAGCGATGATATTATTGAGTTTAAGAAAATCTATGCTCAGCCATTGAAATTTAGATATATTAAATCGGGCGAAACTAGAGCAATATTAGAAAGTGTAGAAGATCGCATAGCCGTTGGCATGAAAGATATGGCTGACGTTATGTTCCTAACCAAGTACATAGGAAACTTTAATATTACCAAACTTGGTAACAAATTCATGTTCGAAAATAAAGGACATGCGATTATTTTGGAGAAAATTAATGAGTTTTACATTTAACTTTACTAAATCGGATCTAACAGAATTAATAAAAGGTAATCCTTATATTGATCAGTGGTATGACGCAATCTGTGAAATTTGTCCCGAGTATGAGATTAATACTCCACATAGACTAGCGGCTTTTATTGCACAATGTGCCCACGAGAGTGGTGGATTTAAATTTCTAAAAGAAAATTTAAACTATAAAGCAGAAAGTCTACTTAAAGTGTTTCCAAAATATTTTAAAACATTAGACGAAGCAAGAGCATATGAAAAACAACCAGCAAAAATCGCTAACAGAATTTATGGCAATCGCATGGGTAACGGACCAGAAGATTCCGGTGACGGATTCCGTTACTGCGGTAGAGGTCTTATCCAACTTACCGGCAAAGAAAATTATAGTTGGTTTGCCGCTAGTCTTGAAATCTCGGTCGAGGAAGCATCGGAATATCTAGAAACATTTGAAGGCGCTGTACAAAGTGCCTGCTGGTTCTGGGAAACTAATAACCTAAATCAATGGGCAGACAAGGGCGACATCCTAACATTGACTAAACGTATTAACGGCGGTACTATTGGCCTAGAGGATCGCATCAAACATTATAATCACGCACTACATGTTCTTGGAGCACATTAATAATGTGGATGTTAAGTTTTATACCTGACAGTTTTCTTCTGTGGGCAGTCAATGTTATACTGCTCATGGGTATCGTTGGGTCTTTACTTTCATTCTTTTTGCTACATCGAATTGTAAGATGGTTTCCAGCATTGGCTCCATATCACCTCTTAATTCAAATAATCAGTATAGCGTTACTAGTTGCTGGTGTTTATTTCAGAGGCGGATATGATACAGAAGCCAGTTGGAGAGAGAAACTTAGAGTAGCAGAAGAAAAAGCAAGGATTGCTGAAGAGCAAGCCAAGGTAGTTAATGAAAAAATTGTTATTCAATATCGTGACAGAGTTAAAACAGTTAAAGAAAACGTTATTGTATATCAAGATAAGATAAAAGAAGTAGAAAAAATTATTAATCAAGAGTGCAAAGTCGCACCGGAGGCGATAGATATTCTTAATAATGCCGCAAAAAATAAAAAAATGGAGCCTAACAAATGAAAAAATTGTTATTGTTAGTTCCTATAATATTCTTAACAGGATGTTTAACTACTGCTCCTAAGTTTCCAGATATACCTGCCGATATAGCGCAGAGCTGTCCGGATCTTAAAGAAGCAGAAAAATCACCAGAACTAAGCAAACTGTTAGACACTGTAGTTCAAAACTATGGAACTTACTACGAATGCCGTGTTAAAATCGATGCTTTTATCGAGTGGCATAAACAGCAGAAAGAAATTTATAACAAAGCAGTTAAATAGTAGTATTATTTTAGCCGAAAGGAGCGCAAAGAATGGCAACAGCAGAAGAATACGCAAAAATGAGTGACAGCGAAAAGAAAAAAGAAGATTGGATGAATAATAAATGGCGTCCAATGATGGGTTGGATGTACATGGTAGTCTGTATGGCAGACTTTGTTGTATTTCCAATTCTATGGAGTATTGTACAAGTTCACGGTGGTGGAGAAGTTAAAGCACAATGGGTTCCTATTACCCTACAAGGCGCTGGATTATTCCATATTGCTATGGGTGCTATACTTGGTATTGCCGCTTACGGACGTACACAAGAAAAGATGGCTGGAGCCAACAACGGTGGTTTAAATTTACCTTCGGCAACTCCAACTCCAAGTTTTAGTGCGCCAAGCCCAGCACCAAGTTTTAGTGCTCCAACACCAGCACCAAGTTTTAGTGCTCCGGCTGCTAAACCAGCACCAACACCAAGTTTTGGTTCACCTGCGCCTACAGCGTTTTCAAGTTCAGGTAAACCAATGCCGGTACAACCAGAACAACCAGAACTATAAAGGAAAAGATTATGAAACATTTAATTTTTGCAGCAGGTCTAGCTCTAGCAGTATCATACCCAACTTATGCTGCCGACGGAGACAAACCAGAAACTAAAAAAGTCTGTGTAACGCAGAAAGACGCTAAGACTGGTAAGGACAAAGAAGTTTGTAAGACAGTTAAAATCCATAAAAAGCACGAAGGAACCAAAGTTCCAGACAAGGCTCCTGCTAAAAAGGATGATAAGAAAAAGTCTGAACCAGCCAAAAAATAATTGGACTTGACATAAATTAAAAGGTATAGTATAATTTTACTATACCTTTTTTTACCAATATGACAGATTATTATCAAATTTTAGGTGTACCTCGAAATGCGTCCCAGGATGACATTAAGAAAGCCTATAGAAAATTAGCAATGAAACATCATCCAGACCGAGGTGGTGATAATTCCTATTTCCAAAAAATTCAAGAGGCTTATGCTGTACTTGGAGACGACCAAAAACGTTCTCAGTACGATAATCCACAACCACAGTTTGCGTTCCATACTGGAAACATGGATGACATATTTGGCGCTATGTTCAGTGGCGGTCCATTTAATGGATTTAGGCAAGCACGAAACAATAGAAATCGTAGTATAAACATTCGTGTAGAGATGACTCTAGAAGAAATTTTTAAAGGTAAAGAAGTAGTTGGGAACATTAGATTAATGAGTGGTCGAGACGAAACTATTAATCTAAACATTCCCCCCGGAGTAGTAACTGGAGACACTATAAAATTTAGAGGTATGGGAGACGATAGTATACCTGGGATCCCTAGGGGCGACCTTATAGCTCAAATTATAGAAATTCCGCATCATATTTTTACAAGAAACGGTAAAGATTTATATATGGAATATAAAATTACCGCCTTTGACGCAGTATTAGGAAAAACTATAAGAGTCAACACTATCGATAATCGTCAATTGGATGTTAACATACCGGCAGGAATTCAACCAGATCAAATGATTAAATGCGACGGATACGGGTTACCCGGATTTAATGATGTACGTCGTGGTCATTTATTTTTACAGATCAAAGTATCAATTCCAAAGAATATTTTCACCGAAGACAAATTAATTGTAGAGGAATTATCTAAACGGTATGCTAATTAGTGAGTTTCAACTTAGAATAGATCCAGATCCAATACTTTACACAAAATTAGAACCGTTTGATTTTAACTGCGACTTAGATCCTAAAGAAATTGAAAGAGTAATGACTGCCATAATGGAAGACGAGTTTGGCATAGGCATTAGTGCTAATCAAGTGGGATTTAATCGTCGAGTTATTGTAATTAAACCAAAAGGTCAAGCGGCATTTGCTATGTTTAACCCAGAAGTAGTTAATGCTGAAATAGAAACGGTTGACGAAGAGGGCTGTCTTAGTTTTCCAAATCTTTTTATTAAAGTAAACAGACCAAACTCAGTGACTGTAAAATATCTTGACACAGACAATAAAGAGTGTATAATGACACTATCAGGATACGATGCGAAGTGTGTCCAACATGAGATAGATCATTTAGACGGAATTACGTTTACTAAAAAAGTAAGCAAATTAAAATTAGATCTTGCTGTTAAAAAACAAAGGAAATTAAATGGTAGAACCAAGTGATCAATTACAAATAGTTTTTGAAAAAGCAGTTTCAGATTGTAAGAAACTGGGTCACGAGTATGTAACTTTAGAACATCTCGTATTCGCTATGCTTTGCGAAGAAAAGTTTTTTGATCTGCTATCTAACTATGGAGCAGACTGTGACTATATCAAAACAAATTTAGAACACTATCTCAAAAATAAACTAGACGAAATTAAAGTTGATCCTATTCCAAAAGGATTTAAACCTAAAAAAACACAAACAGTTGAGCGTGTACTTAATCGTGCGTTTACACAGGTATTGTTCAGTGGCCGTCAAAGTATCGAACTTGTAGACGTATTCCTAAGTGCCTTGAGTGAAAAGCGCAGTTTTGCTGTTTACTATATTACCAAAGGTGGTGTTGATCGTGAAAAGTTTGCTGACTTTGTCAACAGCGAGATCGACGAGGAAGAAGAACAGGTCACTGATGCTCAAAGTGAAAAGGCTTTAAAATCATTTACTACCAACCTTAATGAACAGGTCAAGAAGCATAAGATTGATCCAGTAATTGGACGAGTTGAAGAATTAGAGCAAATTGCGCTAGGACTAGGACGTAGAAATAAAAACAACATTCTGCTTGTAGGCGATCCCGGAGTTGGTAAAACTGCCATCGCAGAAGGTTTGGCCTATAACATTATTCACGACCATGTTCCAAATTTCTTAAAAGAATATACTGTTTTTAATCTTGATATCAGCAGTATGTTGGCTGGTAGTAAGTATCGCGGAGACTTTGAAGAAAGATTTAAACTTGTTCTTAAAGCCTTACAAAGCAGAGGCAAGACTGTATTGTTTATTGACGAAGCACACATGATCAACGGTGCGGGTGCTGGTGGCAGTCAAAATAGCAACGACCTTGCTAACATGATGAAGCCTGCTCTAAGCAAGGGCAATATTAAAGTAGTTGCCAGTACAACATGGGAAGAATATCGCAAGTACTTCGAAAAGGATCGTGCCCTAATGCGCCGATTCCAACGTGTTACTGTTGATGAGCCTACTCCAGAAATGGCTGTAGATATTCTCAAAGGTGTTAAAAAATATTACGAAAAACATCACGGTGCTACTATCACCGACGAAGCCATTGAGGCCGCAGTTAAATTGTCTGTGCGTTATATGACAGATAAAAAATTACCCGATAAAGCAATTGACCTTATTGATGTTGCTTGCTCGCGATTTAATATTAATTCTAAAGAAGATAAAATTGTTGATGTACCTGGTATTCAATTTGAACTTAGTAAGATGGTAAATCTTCCAGAGGACACTATCAAAGAAAAAGAAAGTTCAAATCTTGTTAATCTTGAAAAGAATCTCAAAGGAGAGGTTTACGGACAAGATGAAGCAATTACAGAAATTGTCGATAAGATTCTTGTAGCACAAGCAGGATTAAAGAGTGAAAACAAACCCGTAGGTAGTTTTGTATTCATGGGCCCAACTGGTACAGGTAAAACAGAAACTGCCAAACAGTTGGCTAAACAATTAGGCATTCCTATGATCCGCTTTGATATGAGTGAATATCAAGAGAAACACAGTGTTAGTAAGTTAATTGGATCGCCTCCAGGTTATGTTGGCTTTGAAGAAAATGCTGGCCTACTGATTACTAAACTACAAGAACATCCACATTGTGTATTATTACTAGACGAAGTCGAAAAGTCACATCCCGATGTTTCTACTATCCTTCTACAATTAATGGACAACGGTAAGGTTACTGGTAGCAACGGTAAAGAAGCAGATGCTCGTAATGTTGTGTTGATTATGACTACAAACTTGGGTGCTGCCGAGGCAGATAGAAACGCAATTGGTTTTGGTCCACAAGACAGCGGGTACGAAGATAAAGAACTTAAGAAATTCTTTGCTCCAGAGTTCCGCAATCGTTTAGACGGCATAATTACCTTTGGTAAACTCAGCAAAGAAACAATGATTAAAATTGTTGGTAAGTTCTTAGTTGAGTTAAAAACACAGGTCAAAGACAAAGGCATTAAGATTACACTTAGTAATGAAGCCATTGACTACCTTGTTGAAAAAGGTTTTGATCCCAAGATGGGTGCTCGTCCTTTACAACGTGTTATTGATAAAGACATTAAACGTCCACTGTCTAAACTAATGTTGTTTGGCGGACTTAAGGATGGCGGCAAGGTGTCAATCGATGTTGCTGATAACGAAATAATTGTAAAAGCACAAGAAAATGCCATTCTTGAAGAAAACTAATAAATTATTCTTTGATAGGTATGCGTACAAGGTGTCAATACTGACGCCTGTAGCAACCTTTTTTAGAGGAAAAAAACTAGTCGATACCCAACGATCCTTGACTGAGTTGAGTAATAAGTTTGACTCAGATATGGAAGGAAAGATTAGGGTTGGCTTTACTTGGAGCAAAAAATATGCTGTTGTTGGTGACGTTATAGTTGCTGGTAAAATAATTGAATTACTAACTACAGTAGATGATTATACGCTGAGAGTAGAAGGTTCAATACTAGGAGTATATGTTAACAATGAAGAAATTGTAGATAAAATTTCTTCCATTAACAATATTACACTGCGAGAAATTTCTAAACCAGAAAACGTAACCACTAAAGAATTACTGCTTAGTAGACCTAAGATAATAATTAGAAAAGACTATACCCACAAATACAAGGTTACTTTAAAGCCGCTCAATGACGAATCAGTATTTAGAGAGTGGGCTGAAAAGATGTCTAAGATAAAAATAAACGCAAGTACTTATAGATACGGTGGGTACATTTATGTAGCAGATGCTAAAACTCTCAGCATTTGCCGCCTTTATTTAGGCAATAAAGTAGTAAAAGTTGAAGAATTAGTGACCCACAGTGAAATTTAACAGTCGTGTAAAATAGCATAAATACTCTATAAACGAGTGTTTACGCTATGAAAACCTTTAAAGAACTATTTGAATCTCTAAGTGCCGTAACAAATTGGCTAGAAGAAACCTACCACGGTGATGATTTTTATCTGCTTTACGGCAATGTAGAAGAAACATTGGAAGAAGCAGAGTATCGCGGACGAAAAGTACCTCTTGGAAAACCCATGCAGGGCGATGTTAAAAAGTTCAAAGTCTATGTTCGTAATCCTCGGGGTAACATCGTCAAAGTAAATTTTGGCGACCCAAATATGAAAATCAAAAAATCTAATCCTGCTCGTAGACGCAGTTTCCGTGCTCGTCATAATTGTGACAATCCGGGTCCACGCACTAAAGCAAGATACTGGTCATGTAGGAAATGGTAAAATGCTATTAAAAGAAATTTCAGATAAAATTGATGAACTTAAAGACGTTAATGTAGTTGACGACTTACAGTTCTTTATGAATAACGATCCTTTGTTTTATAGAAAAATTCTATATCCTGCTATATCGGATATGAAACATAAATTAAAAAGTGGACAAGGTTGTCAACAAGATCACTTTCACGGTTGTATTAAAAAAGGAATTGATTCATACTGTAAAAAATTTAAAATTAGAAAAAATCCTAAAGATATTTTTTCTGATGCTGAAATCAAAGAATTAGCCGAAAAGATGTTTCATAATGAAAAAGAAAGAATAGAAAAAGGCACCTACGATAGGAGTGATAAATGATTTTAGTAGAAGGCGGTAATGCCTTTCCAGATGTAACACCTTTTGATCATAAAAATGTTCCTAAAATTACCAATGTTGTTAATGGTGCTTTAGAAGGAACAGGTATTACTATTATTCCTGTAGGCAGTGCTGCCACTCCAACTCCAGGTAAACAAAGTGGAGACATGGATGTCATTGTAGATGAAAAATCTGTATTAGAATATTTTAAAGCCAAAGATGCCAAAGAAGGTCGTCGAGCATTAAAAGATTACATTTCCGGAAAAGGATTAGATACAACACAGAGTGGAATTAATGTTCACGTTCGAGTGCCAGTAGGCGACGAATTCCACCAAGTTGATATTATGGTAACTCCTAATGCTGAAAAAATTTCTAAGTTTCATACACATCGTATTCCCAACGACAGTCCATACAAGGGAGTTCATAAACAATTAATTCTAGCCCTATTGGCTAAAAGCAAAGGTTACATGTGGTCTGCGTGGCAGGGATTGTTTAGCAGAAACGCAGAAGGTAAAAAGGGAGATTTTGTCACAGACGATCTTGACGAAATTGCAAAACTTCTTATCGGTGACAATAGCAATGCTGAAGACCTAAGCAGTGTAGAAAGTGTACTTACTGCTTTACCGCAAGACGAATCAGAGGCATTGTTGGCTAGAGCAGAAGAAGACCCAAATTGGAAAGTTGATACTATTAAAAAAGAAGATGTTAACCAATTAAACACAGTGGATTGGTTTTCATACATGAGAGGCCTCATTGAAGGCAATCACGGACGTTACTGGTGTTCTACTGACAAACGGTGGAAAGATCGTAAAAATCCTAAGCAATCAAGGAATACGTAATGAGGCTTAGAGAACTATTTAGAGAATCAACCGCCACTAAACAATTAGGTCGGACATTTAATCACCTAGAAGATCTAGTATTCTTTTATGGTAGCGAGGGCACCATGGAAGCATTATCGCACATCAAAGACTTTGCTACCCAACAAGGTGCTGAAAGTATTCGCATGAAGTGGGACGGTAATCCTCAAATTTATTGGGGACGTGAAACCAAAGGTGGTCCTCTTATCTTAGCAGGACACAATGGTTGGGCTCGAGGTGCTAAAAGTACTAGCCCAGAAGAAGTTAAAGATTTTATTTCTAATCAAAGTGGAAATCCTAAAACTCCTGAAGAAAAAGCTCAGAGAGATCAATTTGCTGAAAAGTTTTCTAGTTTATATCCGCTGTTTGATCAAGCCACACCGAAAGATTTTGTAGGATTCGTTTATGCTGACGGATTATTTTTAGATCCGCCACAATTAGATTCAGAAGGTGTTTATACTTTTTGTCCTAATCCAAAATCAAAAACCTGCTATCATGTTCGTAAGAACAGTGAATTAGGAAAGAAAATTGCCAAAGCAGAAGTTATGGTTGTTGGACATGCTGAGTTTGATCGCTTTGGTGCGCCAGACTCAGAACAAAAACCTAAAGATAGTTTTGAAGAATTTAATAAAACAGGCAACTTGATTGTATTAGGTCCAATATACAATAAGAAACCAATATCAGTAGATACCAATGCTGTTACAGATGTAGAAAAATATCTAAAACAACATGGCAAACAAATTGACGGCTTCCTACAACCGCAAGCAGGACTTAGTGATTTAAAAGAAATCTTATATAAGTTTGTAAATCAAACTGCTAAAGCCAAACAATTAGATAATATTAGTGAACAGATGTTTTTTAATTGGCTCACTACTAGCAAAGTCAGTGAACCTAAACAACAAAAAATACAAACTCTTAACACCCAATACAACGGCTCCCTTAGCGCAATATTTACACTGGTGAAAATGATACAAGATATGAAAGATGATATTATCGATCAGATTGAAGGAGAACAAGGGGATATTTGGGACACCGAAGGAGAAGGTCGCGTTCGCTATGCTGGCAGTGATAAAAGATTTGGTAATGTAAAACTAGTACCTAGAAAACGATGGACCCCTGGGGAATAATATGAGATTAAGACAATTATTTGAAAATAAAAACAATGATGTTGCTATTATGTTTGGTAGGTTTAATCCTCCTCACTATGGTCATCGAGATGCTTGGATAGTTGCTTCTAAGTTTCCCCATTGGTATATTGGCACTAACCAAAGTACCGAAGGTCCTAAAGATCCATTACCTTTTGAAATTAAAATTGAAGCAATGAAAACTGTGTATCCTGAAATAGAAGGACATTTAGTTGCGGAACAGAGTTGGTTTACATTGGCTGTTATGGTTTTTAAGGAACACAGTGAAAACACAATTTTACGTATAGTTACAGATCCTGAGGATAAAAACATTTACGTACCAATGATACAAAAACAAAATGGCATTGAAGGTCCTCACGGTTATTATAAATTTGCCGGAATAGAATGGGAAAAAGCAGATCGTAAGAGTGAAGCAAGTCTAGTTCGCAAAGCAGTTAAAGAAAACAATCCTCAAGACTTTGAAAAATTTTCCGGTGTACCCGCAGATACTACAGTTGCTGGTCGTCCTTATTTTGATCTTGTTCGAGAATATATGTTACCTTACATGCAGGCCGAAGAAGAAAAATTAAGAAAACAACAAGAAAGAGACAGAGCAAAAGCAGAAAAAGAAGCCAAACGTTCTGAAAAGAAGGGCGAAGTCAAACAGAAAAAATCCAATGACGACATTGGAGAAGATGCTGAGCGTAAGAAACATGAATTGGGAATGATCAATGCTTTTTTAAAGTCAGGAAAAAATCCTGCGCCAGGTAGCCCAATATATGCTCTAATGAAAAAATATGGTTTGACGGAAGACGCCGAGCCCATGGATCGTGAATTTTCTTTAGTTAAAAAGTTAGGTAGATTAGGCGAACGCATTGTAGAGAATCCCAAACTTTGGTCCAAATACGACGAAGCCATTGATAACAGCGATAACGACTGGATTGTTAGTTTAATAATGGAAGGTACTGGTGCTACATTTGACGAAGTGTTACATCTTGATGATTTGTTTGGTGAAATAGGTGGCGGCCTAGGGCGCATTATAGATTTTGCCTGGGCAGTTAAAGAAGGTACATGGGAAGAAGATTTTATAAACCCATATAGACAGCATAGAAATAAAGATAATGAACATAGAAGATCTTAAACGTTTAGCAGGCATTTCAGAATTTAAAGGTTACCAGCCTTACGGCGGCAGTAACATAAGTATTACAGGCACAGAAAAAAGAGAATTAGAAAAGAAGCATAACATTAAACCTGGAACAGATGAGTGGTTCCAATTATGGTTTAGTAAACCGTACTTAACAGGTGAACCACCGGTAGGAAAAAATGAGAGCAAGTGATTTTGTCAAAGATAGGCCAAAAGGTATCTTAACTATATTTGATATAGACGATACACTGTTCCACACGACTGCTAAAATTAATGTTGTTAAAGATGGCGAAGTTGTGCGCTCTCTAACTAACCAAGAATTTAATAACTACGAACTTCAAGACGGCGAAGACTACGATTTTGGCGAGTTCCGCAATGCTGAAAAGTTTCGTCAAGAAAGTGAGCCAATTGGTCCTATGCTTGACGAATTAAAAACAATATTAGATCATACTCGCGGCAAGGTTATCATGTTAACTGCCCGAGCAGACTTTGACGATAAAGAAACTTTCCTACAGACATTTGCCGATCACGGCATAGACATGAGCAAGATTCATGTACACCGAGCAGGCAATTTGCCTGGCAAGGGGGGTCCTGCTGAAAAGAAAGCAGTATGGGTAAGACGTTATTTAGATACTGGAAAATTTAATCAAGTAAGTCTTTACGACGATTCCATGACTAACCTGCGTGTATTCAAAGAATTAGAACAAGAATATCCCGATGTAACATTTGATGCCTATCACATTACAGGAAACGGTGATGTATCGGCATTAGAAGAACGTAAAAAGAAAAAGCGTAAATCTAAACGTGTATATGGTGCGGCATGGGGGCCCGGTCCTTATGGACTGTACGGAGTGAATACTGGGTACAGCAGTGCTATTGGAGCATCATCTGGAGAAGGTGGTAGTGGCGACGGTGGTGGTGTTGGAGAACAAATCAACGAAGCATGGACTTCTGATAAAAAACAACGTATTAAAGAATTTGCTCTATGGGCAATCAAACTATTAGAAATAGAGCAGGCTCCACGTATTAAACTAGTTTCCGATAGTGGGACTAGTGCGTTAGGTTATTTTGATCCAGAAACACAGAACATTGTTGTTACCGTTAAAGATCGTCATCAAATGGACATCATGCGTACACTGGCGCACGAACTAGTACACCGCAAACAAAACGAAGCACGTGAACTTAATGGTGAAACTGGTAGTCCAGATGAAAATGAAGCAAATGCTCTAGCAGGTGTATTATTACGTTGGTGGGGAAGAAAACACCCTGATCAATTTAATGAAGGATGGAGTGACAAATATAAACGTAGTATTGACTGTAACAATCCTAAAGGATTTAGTCAACGTGCTCATTGTCAAGGAAAGAAAAAAGAAGAAGATCGTCATGTAAATGATCCTCCGTATGGTCCAGAATTTAAACCTACAATGCCAAAAGGTACTGTAAAAGTAGATGTCAGTGATGTCTATGACTGGTACAAATTAGGAATGCACATTAGCAATCTTAAAGGGTTAGGTAAACACGATTTTGGAAAAGGACCTCCGAGCACAATTATCTCGTTTGGCAGCGAGGAAGAAGAACACAAATACATCGATGCTTTGATGAAAACTGGACTTACCACTACAGATATAGATCCTGTTGATCCTAAACAGCCTAAGGGTATGAGACGTCAAAAAGTTGATCCAACATATAATGTAGATGAAAACTTTGCTGATGGAAAAAATCCTCAAGATAAGGGAGATAGTAAGCGTCACGGCATTAGTAAAGGTATGAGTATAGCACAGTTAAAGAAGATACGTAGCAGTGACAGTGCTAGTCCACGTAAGAAACAACTAGCACACTGGCAGATTAACATGCGTCAAGGAAAAAAGAAATGAAAGTACTAGATATAATTAATGAAGGTTTATTTAATTTAGCAACTCAAAAAATACAGAAATTTTTAATATCTAAAGGCTATAATTTAGGTCCTACCGGAGCAGACGGTTTTATGGGACCATTTACTCGAGCCGCTATTAAAAAATATACAGCAGATACCAGCGGAATCTCACTTGGAGATAAAGAACCTAGTAAAGATAGTCCCGGTAAAGATGCTACCACTACTAGCAAAGACACTACTAGCAAAGACGCTACTAGTAAAGATACAGCATCTAGTTCCAGCGAAATAATGCCAACTAAGGGCAGAATTAGCGGCCCCTATGGTAGAATTGTTACTGGTCCGAAAGGTAATAGGATACCCCATCCTGGAGTTGACATTGCCGCACCTACAGGTACTCCTGTAGTTGCCACTAACGATGGCAAAATAACATTTGCCGGAATGTTGGGCTCGGCAGGTAATACAGTTGAACTAGTTACAACTGCTGGAATAAAACATAAATTTATGCATTTGTCTAGAATAGCAGTTAAACCTGGCGACGAAGTTAAAAAAGGAGAGCGTGTCGGTGATGTTGGTAGTACTGGATTTAGTACAGGGCCTCATTTACACTGGGAAAAATATGCCAGCGGAAGACAATTAGATCCTCTAGCAGAAGGTGGCGCAATAGATATGATGGCTCTGGCAAAACGTGCTAAAGCCTTACTTGACAAAGGTATGAGCGAACAACAAGTTCAAGCAGAATTAGTTAAACAGGGTATTCCTCCTAGATTGGCTGCTCAAGCCGTACAAATGGGACAAATGCAAGAAACTGTTGCTGATCAACTTACCCACGAACAACAAGACAATAGTTCAGGAACGTTAGAAAAAATTAAAGCGGCATTTAAGGGACAAAGTCCAGTTAATGATAAAGTTAAATACGGAGATACTGCTTATCCTAAAGATAAAAAATCTCAACAATCTGTTAAAGAAACACCTATTGCTGCCACAGACGATCCTATGGATCCTATGATACATGGACACGAAAAAGCCAATCCTATGACACTAAAAGGACGTATTTTACAAACACGTAAGCAGTTACAAGAACTAGCACAGATGGCCGAAAGCGATGATTTAGGCATGTGGTTACAGATTACTAAATTAGCCAAAGGCGGAATGTTTATGGGTTTAGAACAGAACTTAGAACAAGTACGTCACGGTTTAGAAGAATTGGCTGCTAAACGTAAAAAAGGTGGGGTACAGAGCCGCGGTATTGAAAAGTTTGACGAAACTGCCACTGCTGGCGCTACTAGTGCTGCCAGTGTAGGAGTAGGTGCGGTATATAAAAACAAACCTGGAAAAACCTTTAAAAATAAAGACGGTACTGCTAAAAATGCTCTAGATGTTAAAGGAGCAAATCTACTGACCGGCGGAAGCATTAAACGATAAATACAGTATCAGGAGATTTTAACCATGCATGACGAGATTAAACCAATAGTGCCAAGACCCGTAGATGATCATGAAGGTCAAATGGCAAAATCTGAGCTTTATAGAGCCGCAAAGTACTCTATGAAGTTATTTCAGATGATTGACGAAAACCAAGACCTTGAAGGATGGGTACAGGCTAAGATTACTAAATCTGCTGATTATCTCGATTCTGTTTATCACTATATGGAATATCAAATGAAATTTGGCGGTGGAACTACCGCATCAAGTATTGAAGATATCACCGATGAAGCAGATGATGAAGTAGTGAAAACAGATACAATCTCGGACATGGACGATGAAGAAGAATTAAATGATAAAAAGGTAGATGAATCTATGACAACATACGAACAAAAACTTCAGGCACTATTAGAAGGTGCTGTTAAGAAAAACGTTAAAGGCAAAAAAGCCGAAGACAAAAAAGAAGAAGATTTAGACGAAGCCAAAATAGAAGCCAGCGGTGTTCGAGCCAGCGATAAGAAAAAAGGCAAAGTAGAAAAATCAGAACGTAAACAATACTTTGTCAAACTTGAAAAAGATAACAAAACTCGTGGCGTTACCACTGTTGCCGACGAAGGCGAAAGTCAAGGTGAAGTACGTGATCGTATGAAGCGTGATAATCCAGGTTGGACTGTGGCCAGCATCCGTGTTAAGGATGAGATTGACGAAGCCGCAGAAAAGATTGCCAAAGCAGAAAAAGCAGCCAAGAGCAAAAAACAAAAAGACGAAATGATTAAGGAAGCTCTTACTC